GGATGGTGCATTGGAGTCGGAGGAGTTCAAGCGGCTCCGGGACGGCCTGACCGACCTCGCAGCCCGTGGCGGGACTGACGACGGCTTCTGACCGTGGCAGCGTTGGCCCTAGGGGCCTGAAGACATTGAGGCGTGGGTCCGTACTAGGGCCCATGCTTCATATCCAAGGAGAGAGGAACCTCGTGGCGACGACAGCCGAGCTTGGGCGTGTGGATCCGGTGGCCCTGTACGGGGCGCTGAAACAGGCACGTCCGCTTGCATACCCGATCTGGAAGGCAGGCGGGTTCAAGCCGCATCTCTCCCAAGCGGCCGTGCTTATGCATTCCGCACGAAACAAGGTGGTCTCGGGAGGAAGACGGCTCGGCAAGTCGGAGATCGGCGCGGCCGAACTCGATGCTGAAGTGGTGAAGACGAAGCTCATCAAGGGGTGGTTGGAGGAGACCGGCAAGCGGCGTGAGTTCTGGATCGTCGGGCCGGAGTACACCGACTCCGAGAAGGAGTTCCGCAAGCATTGGGACCTCATCAAGAAGCTCGGCATACCCATGGACAAGCCGGGGTCCTACTATGATGCGCACTCGGGTGACATGCAATTGTCCTTGTTTAGTGGCAAATACCTCGTGCTTGGCAAGAGCGCGAAGCACCCCGAACGTCTCGTTGGTGAAGGGCTCAACGGCGCGATCATGGCCGAAGCGGCGAAGATGAAGGAGTCGGTCTGGTCCAAGTACGTCCGGCCGACACTCGCAGACTTCAACGGCTGGTCCATCTTCGCCTCCACCCCGGAAGGCAAGAACTGGTTCTATGAGCTATGGCAGGACGGCCAGGACCCCTTCAACGAGGAGTGGGCTTCGTGGCGTATTCCGTCATGGATGAACCCGTACGTGTACCCGAACGGCGCGACCGAAGCAAGCATCGCAACGTTGCGGGCGGCGATGGAGGAACGGCCCAAGGGCTTCAACTTCCAGGCCATGGTCAAGCGGCTCAAGATCGATTCCGAGATCGCATCTCTAGTGAGGGATCTCGATGAGACCACGTTCAACCAGGAGATCGGCGCGGACTTCTCGGAGTTCGTCGGCCGCGTGTTCAAGGACTTCGATGAGGAGATCCATGTTGGCGACTTCGAGTACAACCCCGACTGGCCCCTGTACGCAGCGGTGGACTACGGCTTCACCAACCCGTTCGTATGGCTCCTGATCCAGATCGATCCGTTTGACAACGTCTATGTGATCGATGAGTATTACGAGACGGGCATGACGATCGATGACGCCGCACGCGACATTGACCGGCTCGGCTTCGCGCCGTCCTCGCTGCTCGGGTTCTACCCGGACCCGGCGAGTCCCGAGGACACGTTGGCCTTGGAGAAGCACCTCAAGGTTGCATCATTTGGCCATACGGGTGGGGAATTGAACACCCGGCTCCGGTACATCCGGGAAGGCCTGAAGGTCCGCAACAAGCACCTCGCATGGGGCGATCCGGAACGCAAGCCGAAGCTGATGTTCAACCGCAAGTGCGACAATTGCATCCGGGAGTTCAACGAGTACCGCTATCCCAAGGGTGAGGAGCGGCGTGACAAGAACAACCAGGAAGCTCCCATGAAGAAGGATGACCATACACCCGAAGCGTTAGGACGGTTCTATGCCGGATACTACGGACAACCAGAAGCCCAAGCCGGTACCACCCGAGTCTCCAAGGGCCGATTTGCCCGCCGTTGATGCAATCATCAACGTAGTAAGGGCATTCACCAAACTCCTCCAGAAGAAGCGCAAGCAGTCCGACTACGTGCTCTGGAACTAGAATCCTCCGCACGAACCTCGACCAACAGGAAGGGTCACCATGACCGTACAGGCAGCCGAGTTGGTGACTCCATACTCCACTGTCGCCCCGTACTTCGGCGCGCCGCCTACATGGCTCACGGAGATGGATGCCCAACGCATCCTGAGTTACCAGATCTATGAGCAGATCTACTGGAACGTGCCCGAGACGTTCGTCTTGCAGCAGCGCGGCTCCGATGCCGATCCGATCTACGTGCCGACGGCGCGGACGATCATCGACACCACGAATCGCTATGTTGCAAAGGAGTTCGGGTTCATGGTGGACCCGAACGTCGGCACTCCGGAGGGACAGGCGACGCTGACGCGCGCCCTGACGTCCCTGTTCCGCAGAGAGCGCTTCTGGTCTCAGTTCGCTGCCAACAAGCGCTTCGGGCTGATCCGTGGTGACTGGTTGTTCCACGTGATCGGCAACCCGGCGAAGCCCCAAGGTCGCCGGATCACCATCGAGACAATCGATCCTGGTGCATACTTCCCGGTGTACCACCCGGACGACCCGTCCAAGCTGATCGGGGTCTACATCGCCGAGCAGTACGTTGACCCACAGGACAACAAGACCTACATCAAGCGGCAGACGTACTACAAGGGTGCCAACCCGTTGGAGAACGACGGCAGCGACACAAGCATCTGGAACGAAGTGGCGTTGTTCGATCCGAAGTCGTGGGAGGACATCACCGTCAACCCGAAGACCGTGATCAAGGAGCGTGCACAACTTCCTCCACAAATCACAGCGATCCCGGTGTACCACATCCGCAACTTCGAGACTCCCGGTGATCCGTTCGGGTCCTCGGAGCTTCGTGGCTTCGAGCGGATCGCAGCCGCCGTGAACCAGGCGATCTCCGATGAGGAGTTGGCGCTTGCCCTTGAGGGATTGGGCATGTATGCAACGGATGGCGGGCCGCCGCGCGATGAGCAGGGGAACATCACTGAGTGGATCATGGGCCCGGGCAACGTTGTCGAGCATGCAAAGGGCTCGCGCTTCGAGCGGGTGACCGGAGTCGGCTCGGTGTCGCCGGTCCTCGATCACGTCCGGTTCCTGATCGAGCAACTCAAGGAGGCATCCGGCACGCCCGACGTGGCCGCAGGGAAGGTTGACGTTGCGGTCGCAGAGTCGGGCATCTCCCTGATGCTTCAGATGGGCCCTATGCTGTCTAAGGTGGGCGAGAAGGACCAGGTTGTGACCGACGTGATGCGGCAGATGTATTACGACATCACCACCGGCTTCCTGCCTGCCTATGAGGCGACGCAGACCGATGCCCTAGCGGAGCCGAGCTATGGCGATGCAATCCCGGATGACAAGGCCGCTCAGGTCAAGGAGGTCCTGGAGATCGTGGCGGCTGGTCTCGCCGATGCCGAGTGGGGACGCATCGAGATCGCCCGTATTCGTGGGTATGACTTCGCGAACAACATGGCCCAGCGCGTTCTGGATGAGCAAGCTCAGAAGGCGGCTGCCATCGACCCGTTCGCTGCCCGTATGGCAGCGGAAAGTGAAGTGGAGGAGGGTGTGTAGCCAATGGCTACAAAACGCCAGAAGAAGCGGAAGGCGGCTCGGACCGCAGCGCTGACGAGGAAGGGCCTGTCCAAGGGCATCGCCCGCAAGATCGCGAACGGTAAGCGTAAGAAGTCATGAGGGCTTCAAAGCGCAACAAGCTGCCCAAGAGCGCGTTCGCCCTACCGAGCAAACGCAAATACCCCATCGATACCAAGAAGCGCGCCAAGGCCGCGTTGAGCTACGCGGCGCGCTCCGACACCGAGGGCAGCTACAGCACGATCCGGGCGAAGGTGCTGAAGAAGTACCCGAGTCTCAAGAAGACCAAGAAGGGCCGACGCAAGCGGAAGAAGGGCTGATGAGCGACCTCACCTGGACCAACGAAGTCTTCATCATCGTGACGCCGGGTGAGGCTATGGAGAAGCTCAGCGTTACATGGCCGAATGAGGATCTGATTGAGCATGACATCCTCTCCTTGACATGCCCATGCATACCCGACTACAAGTTGCGGTTGTTCGTCCACAACACGCCGGGATGTATGTGTATGTTGAGTGAGGTAGTCCATCACAGCCTTGATGGGCGAGAATTGTTCGAGTAAGCGGAGCAGCAGGAAGGAACTCGAAGTGGCAGAAACACCACAAACCGTTGAGGTTAACGTCGTGATGGGAGCGCAGACACGGGCGATCGTCCGCAGCGCTCTCACCCACGTCCGGAACGCGCTCAAGGACCGGGAGTTCATCACCCCGCTCGGTGCCGTGGCAGCGATCGATGAGGAGTTGGCCAAATGGCCGCTCGGTGGTGAAGCCGAAGACACCCTGGCCCAGTGGTTGTTCCAACGCTTCGCCCTGTATGGCCGGGGCCTGCCTCAATCAGATGCACAGAAGACGTGGGAGGAGTTCTCCGATGACGAACGTGCATTCTGGGAGCACGAAGCGGCTGCGGTCCGTCGTGCAGTAGGGCGAGGAGGCTTCAAGACGGACGGCTCACCCCGGCCGGAGGTCGTGGTTGCCGATCCGCAGATCCAGCAGCGGCACCAGACGTTGCATGATCATCTCCACAAATACTGGACTTCCGGCATCCCGATGGTTGCCGTGTCGCAGGTCCGCGACATCCTGACCGGCCGGGCGATGCCCGAGGAGTACGGGAGCGCGCTCCAGGTCCGGCCGTTCGGCCATGGGGAGAAGCCCAACAATGGGTGAGGAAGACATCTGGATCACCGCTACTGCGGAGAAGGATGCGGACCTCAACAACTGGAACCAGAATGTCAGGTTTCATGGGCAATGCAAGCTCGGTTGCGAGGGTCACAAGATGCTGAGCACCGGCAACCTCATCGCCGCGTTGCGTTGGGAGACGTACCACCGTGGCACCGAGGAGCACATGAGGCGTCTCGCCGAGAAGCAGGGCGACTCGATCACCCTCAAGCCGAAGTTCATCGACAACATGCCCAAGATCGGAGGGCCAAATGACTGAGCGTGAACCGATCGACACCAGTACGCCGTGGGGCCGTCCACGACGGGAGCCGATCACGCAAGTGGATGCGGAGCGGGCAGCGTACGAACGCGCTGCCATCGAGGCGATGACGCGGCCGGGTGGCGGCAAGATCCACCGCATGTCGATCACCACCTCAACGTACGAACCCAACCGGCCCATGGCTCCTGACCCCAACTCGCTGATCGCGAAGAAGGGCATGAAGCCTCCGGGGCACAAGAAGGTCCGAGTGGACAAGTGGGACAAGATCGTGGTGTACGCGGTCCTCACTTGCCTGGTTGGGATGTTGTCCATCATCGGGTATCTGTTCACGAGGATGTGAGATCATGGCCGATCCGAAGCTTGACCGTGCGCCGCTCGATGCATACCTGCGCCGGCAAGTCACAGTAGATGTGGAAATGCGGAAGGTTCTGCGGGCGGCTATTCGTTCGCTGGACTCCGAGATCGCGCGGCTGTCCGAGTCAGCCCGGATCGGCAACCAAGTTCGCGCGTCACAACTCCGTTTGACGCGGGAAATGATGGCGGTATGGCGCGATGCCGGGGATGTCATTGAACGCGGCATCCTCGGTAGCGCGCAGGACATCGCGAAGGTCCAGCAAGCGTTCGACAAGGACCTGATGAAGCGGCTCGGGGTCAAGATGACGCAAGACTTCGCGCGGTCGCTACTTGCACAAGCCCAAGCGGGGCTGGATTCCTACATCTCCCGCAAGCATCATCGCTTCACCTTGAGTGAGCGGGTGTACCGGAACGGCCGGAGATCTGTTACCGCAGTGGAGAACATCATCAACCAGGGTCTTCTCACCGGCCGATCTGCCACGGAGATTGCACGTATGGTGCGCTCCTACATCAATCCGCGCACTCCGGGTGGTCTTTCCTATGCGGCGATGCGTCTCGCACGGACGGAACTCAACAACGCCTTCCATGAGACCTCGATCCGCATGGCGCAAGACGACCCGTTCGTGGCCCGGATGAAGTGGAACCTGTCCGGAAGCCACCCGAAGCCAGACATTTGCAACGATTTGGCGTCGAAAGTCAACCAACGCGGCTGGGAACCTGGTGAATACTCCGTTGGCCAGGTCCCTCGCAAGCCGCACCCGCAGTGTCTGTGCTTCACAACCACGGTTCCGATCTCCGAAGAAGCCTTCCTGCGCAACCTCAACGCCGGGAAGTATGACAACATGGCAGATGTTGCCTGAGAAAGTGGAGCAAATGGCAAACGGTAAGCGGATCAAGTACCCGAAGCGCCTCAAGATTGGGGCCAAGAGCTACAAAATACACTGGTCCGCTGATGAGTGGGTCAACCGTCCGGCCGAAGACCGGCAAGAGTCCTGCTGGGGCGTGACGAACCACATATTGCTGGGGATTTGGATCAACCCGGAGTTGCATCCCACCAACAAACGGGAGACCTTGCTCCACGAGGCCATGCATGCGCTCCATGCCAACTCCGGCGGTGACATCTTGAGTGACATGCTACAGCACTCGCACGACTCGCACGGCGCGGAGGAGTTCATTGTCAGCCGCCTGGAGGCACCGTTGTTCGCCTTCATGGTCGAAAACCCAGCGGTCCTTGCATTTATCGTTGTCGGGGCCGATGAAGACCGCACGGAATAGGATCCAACCATGACGCTCACACTTGCCAACGCTGTGCGTAGCCTTGGGGCCAACGCCATGCTCGACTCCGTGGATGCCGGTACGGGTCCTGGGAAGATCCGCGTCTACAGCGGATCACGTCCGGCCGGACCGGACACCGCCGTGGGTGCCCAGGTGCTGCTCGCCGAGTTCACTCTGGCCGATCCGGCTTGGGCCGCAGCCGTCAACGGTACAAAGGATCTCGATGCAGACCCGGACCTGTCCACGACCGGACTAGCGGCCGGTACCGCTGCCTGGTGCCGGTTCCTCGACTCCGACAACGTCGCCAAGTACGACGGCAGCGTTGGGACCTCCGGCGCGGACCTCAACCTCAACACCACCACCATTAGTGTCGGCCTGACCGTGACGATCACGTCCGGCACCGGCACCATGCCCGCTGGGTAATAGGGATGGTGGCCAGCGTTGCTGCTGCCGCACAGGGAGCTTCGGGAGGAGGCAACTTCACCGTGGCTCGCCCAGCGGGCACAGCCAATGGTGACTTGTTGATCGCTGTCAATTCCAGCGATTGGAACACTTTTGCCGACAGCAACGTACCGGCTTCCTTCACCACGGCCGGTGGTGGATTGACGCTCTCCACTTCCGACTATGATGCCGGGGCCAATGGCTACCATCTTGCATTGGGTGCGAGGTTTGCCAACAACGAACCGGCCAGCTACACGTTCCCGGGTGGTGCCAATGCTGATCCGGCCGGTGGTGTGCTGCGCATCATCGGCTTCGATACCACACAAACGTTGGCAAACCTCATCAAAGAGGTCGCTCCGGCGGTGATCGCTGCAAATGCGGCAGTTGGGGCTCCGTCCATCGTCCCGTTCGGCCCTGATGATCTGCTGATATGCTTCGCAGCGCTGGATGGGCAAGGCCCTGGGGCGCTGACATACAACCCGCCGTCTGGTATGGCGGAGCACATCGACATCCAGCCCACGACGTGGAACGCGCTCACCGCTGCCTCGATGTCTTCACCATCAAATCCCTCAGGAATCAAGACATTCACCACCAACCCTGCCAGTCATGCCAACGGCGTAGCGGCAACCATCTCCATCAAATCGCCTTCTGCGGGTGGCGGAGGAGCAACGGGTGCGGTTGCGGCAAGCCTTCCCGGAGGGATGACGGGTAGTCTGTCGGTGACGGCCCGGGACTCCGGCACGACGAATGTGGCATTGCCTGGAGGAATGTCCACTAATACTGTAGTTTCGGCAAGGGCACCGGGATCGGTAGCCGCATCCTTGCCGTTGTTGAGCGCTGGGTTTGTCGGCGTGGCATCCACCCCTGCTGCCGTCAATGCCCAGCTAGGCGCAATCGGTTCGGCCCTTGTAGCGGAAGCTCGGGCCGAAGGTGCGATGGCGGTCGCACTCCCCTCACTGGTTGCGTCGGTTGCCGGGATGTCGTCTGTTCAGGCCACGGTGGATGGACGACTCCCGGCAATTTCTCTTGATGTGGATGCAGAGATATCCCTTGCAGGGATGGCAAATGCGACGCTACCCCTGCCGACCCTGGACGCAGATGCTGAGGCTTCGTCCATTGGTGATGTGGCCGTGTCTTTGCCGGCCATGTTCCTCAGCCTTGACGGTACATCTGAGACTCCGTCGAACTCGATCGACATCATCCTGCCACTTCTACAGGCGAATGCAAACGGGGAGGTGAGTACACCCGGAGCATTTGATGCCGATCTTCCAGCGATCACGGCCGCCTTGTCGGCTGGCGCTACCTCTCCTGGTGCATTCGTCACCGATCTCCCCATGATTACAGCACTTTTGTCAGGAACAACAAGCTCTCCGGAGGGCACACTCACCGCGATCCTGCCGCACCTCGCAGCTAGCCTTGACGGCGATGTTATGGGCGGCGGTGGGTTGCCGAACTACCAACCCGTTGAAGACCCGACATCATCGTTGCGTGCCAACCTGGGGACCGCAAATGTTCGAACCAAGTCATCCGGAGACGTTCGTCCAAACAAAGCGGAGGCAACACCACAATGAGTGTCATTGACGAAGATGATGTTTTCTTCATCAAGCAAGGGGATCTGGAGCCACCGTTGGAGATCGATGTGAGTGGATCTTCCGGCGACCTCTCCGGGGTGGAGACATGGCGGGTGATCGGGAGCCGCAACGGGACTCTGGTGTTCGATGAACAGGGAACGTTCACCCCTGGTGCAAATGCCCAGTCGGGTGTGGTAACGCACACCTGGTCCGCGCCGCAGACCGATGAACTCGGGAGCATGGACGTGGAGGCTCGGGCAATCTGGCCGGGTGGTCGGCCGCAGACGTTCCCTCCCAAGAACTATTGCAGGGTGGTTGTTTCCGAGAAGCTTGCCTGACGCTCCAGTAGGATCTTGACCCAAACGGAGCGGAAAGGAGTACACCTCATGTCACAGAGCGGACAGGAGGGCGTGCCCGGAGCGGACGGAGCGCCGCAGGGTACGAACGGCACCGGCACTGACAGCGCGCAGGGCACGGGCAACGGTGGACAGCCCAACAACGGATCGGACAGCGCGCCGAACCAGGACCAGAACACCGACAGCAACAACACCGTCAGTCGTGCGGAGTTCGATCGGTTGAAAGCCCAGCTTTCCCAAGCCGATCAGAAGCGCACGGCCGCCGAGCAGGAGTTGCAGCAACTCAAGGACAAGGACCTGTCCGAGAAGGACAAGGCCGTCAAGGACTTGCAGACCATCACCGCCGAGCGGGACACGCTGGTGACCGAGGTCAACAAGCTCCGGCTGGCCAACGCCTTCCTCAGCGCCAACACCATCACCTGGGCCGACAGCGAAGTCGCCCTGGAGATCGCCAACAGCAAGGGCTACCTGGCCGATGCGGTGAACGACAAGGGTGAGGTTGACTCCAAGGAGTTGGCCAAGGCGTTGGAGAAACTCTCCAAGGACAAGCCGTTCCTGGTGAAATCCCAGGACGACTCCGAGGAGGACGAGGAGGAGCAGGTCCCGGCTTCTGGTCAACCGGCGAGTGGTGCCGGTCGGAAGAAGGCTGATGATGAGGTTCGCAAGGATCGCATCGTGTCCTCGCTGCCTGCGCTCGGGCGACGGTAGCCCGAAACCCACCAACTCAAGGAGATTGCAACATGGCACGGTTCGACAAGGTCGAACCCCATGGCGGGAGCTTCCGTGCTCCGCTGGGGTTTCAGCCGGTCGCAGCCGACGTGGGCAAGATCTACGCCGTTGACATCAACGGCTCCGGAAACGTCATCAAGAGCGTTGACGGAACCGCTGCGCGCGGAGTGATCTGCCTGTCGTCGATGATCCCGCAGGGCAAGCCTGTGGATGTCATGACCGATGGTGAAATCGTGGACATCCTGGACGCTGCGTCCGGTGTCACCGGCTTCGCTGCGGGCGTGGAGGTCAAGGCGGGTGCTGCTGGAATCGTCAGCAACGTCGCCACCGGGAAGTCGCTCGGCTGGTTCGTCCAGGCGTGGCGTCTCGTCGTACGGCTGGGGCGGTGATCTGAATGGCACGCGGATTCCATGCTGCTGGTGACATTCTCGTCACCCAGACCAGCGACGGCACGAACCTCAACCAGCTGTGGGACGACTACCAGGCCGCTCTCGCGATGTGGAACGCCAAGCGTGATCCTCTGGTGTCGTTCCTGACCTGGCGTACGACTCTGCTCACGGAGCAGATGTACGACTCCGGCGAAATCGGCGACTTCGAGCCTGCAACGGAGTACGGTGTCCCGGTGGGCATCCGGCCGGGAGTCAAGCCGACCACGGTTGGTTACGACTTCGGCTGGTATGACCTCGCCGGACGGTTCACCTGGAAGTTCCTGGCCAAGGCCCCGGCTTCCCAGGTCAACGCGTACACCAACATGGCGCTCGAAGCCGACAACCGGCTGGTGTTCACGGAGGTCATGCGAACCCTGTTCCGCAACGATCGCCGTACGGCCGAGGAAGGTCACACCGTCTACCCGTTCTATGCGGGTCAGGTCGGTGACAAGCCGCCGAACTACGGCACCACGGTCTTCCCGGATTCCCACAACCACTACGTCACATCCGGTGCGGCGACGTTCTCCAACGACGCCGATGGCATCGCGGACCTCAACGCGCTCATCAACTTGGTCGGTGAGCACGGCTACACGGTCGCCAACGGCTACCGCGTTGTCGTCATGGTCAACAAGGCCCAGGGCGACGTCATCCGGCTGATCCGCAGCGAACTCAACGGTGGTCCGGCCGGATCGCTGTACGACTTCGTGCCGTCCTCCGGTACGTCGCCGTTCCTCATGCCGGTCAACATGCAGATTGTGTCCGGCCAGCAGCCGCCGAACTCGCTCAACGGTCTGAACGTCATCGGTTCGTACGCCGACGTTCTCATCGTGCAGGACGAGTACATCCCGGCCGGGTACATGGTGTGCTTCGCCACCGGTGGTGAGGAATCCCTCAACAACCCCATCGCCATCCGTGAGGACACCATCGCGACCCTGCGCGGTCTCAAGCTGGTGAAGGGCCGTGAGCCCGACTACCCGCTGATCGAGTCCTACTACACCCGTGGCTTCGGCACCGGTGTCCGGAAGCGTGGTGCGGGTGCGATCATGCAGATCACCGCGTCGGCCACCTACACGGCCCCGGCCGTCTACGCGTAAGGAGGGTTGCAAAATGCCACGCGAGCTGAGCAATCCGCTGACCGAAGACGACAAGGCCTGGCTGCGGTCGTGGAACCGGGCCGATGAGATCCCGGACGAAGACGGCGAGGGCATCCGGCAGGAACTGGTGCCGGGAAACCCTCCGGGTGGGGAGACCAACCCGGCGCGCGCCGATGGCGGGTTCACCCCAGGCGCTGGCCCCGACCCGTTCAACGGTGAGGAGCCGCCCGAGGACTACAACGACTGGACCGGAGACCAACTCCGGTGGGAACTGGGGAACCGGGACCTGCCGAAGTCGGGCAACAAGCCGGATCTGGTCGCGCGTCTGGAGGAGGATGACGCCAACGAGGACGAAGACGAGGACAACGGATAGTCCGTTGCACCCGTCTTGAGGACGATTGCCCGGGTCACTTCCGCTCCGCTAGTGGCCCGGGCAGTCGCCTTGTACGGGGATGGAGCGGCGTGGGCTCCTGGCCATGAAGGAATGTAGGGCCAAGTCCGAGCCCATCCCAACGCTTCAGATCGTCCTAGCGGCCACGAGAGCCATGGAGGAGAGATGGCCGAGTTCAGCCCGGAAGTACGGATGCAACTCCGTCGCATGATTGGTGATGCCACGGAACCGTATGCATACAACGATGCCCAGATCGATGAGTGGCTGACGGCGACGGAGGGTGATCCTCGTGCGGCTGCCGCTACGTTCTGGTACAGCAAGTCCACCGAGTACAGCGAGATGGTGGACATCACCGAAGCCGGTTCGTCCCGGAAGAACTCCGATCTGTTCAAGAACGCCCTTGCACTCGCCAAGCAGTTTGATGACACGGACGACAACCCGGTGGAGACGGTCACCCCGTCGACAACGCGCCGGATCGTTCGGAGGTAGTCATGCCACTGAGCGAGAATGAGGTGATGCGGAAGCAAACCACAGCGTTTATTGGGGTTTACCCGCAAAGCATCGCGCTGGTCCGGACGGCTATGGAGAGCGATGGCGCTGGTGGTGTGGTAAGTACCGGCCCGACCCCGCTTCCTGCGCAGACCTTCCGGCAGATCACCCAACCCACTAATACTGGGGTTTTCCGTCGCACCATCGACGGCGAGGAGGTCCAGCCGGACTTCGTGCTGTTGGGTGAATGGGATGCGGATGTTGCGATTGGTGATTGGTACATGAAGGATGGTGCCAAGCACGAGATCGTGTACATCAAGGAGGACCGGCGATATGAGACCTGGGCTGAGGTGTTGTATCGTGGCTAAAGCTGGCATTGAGTGGAAGGGCAACCTCTCCGGGAACCTCCAGACACTCGGTGCGCGTACCAAGAATCGCATGGTTGCGACGGCGCGGTTTGTCGCCCCACAGATCCAAAGCGACATGCGGGAGAACGCGCCGTGGCAAGACCAGACTGGCAACGCCCGCAACGGCCTGTTCACCAGCGTGGAGGTTTCCACCAACCGGGTGGCAATCGTGTTGTACCATTCGGTTCCGTATGGAGTCTGGCTGGAGCTTCGCTGGTCTGGGAAGTACGCCATCATTACCCCATCTCTTGCGAAGTGGGGTCCGAAGTTCTTCGCACTCCTGGCCAAGTCTGTCTTCGATCCGAAGTCACCGGAGGGATGATGAGTCTGCGCAAGAGGGCCTACCAAGCCGTGATTGCCACCAATAGTGGCATTTCGGATGCAGAGGTGTACTCCTCCGGTGCTGTGGGTCAGGCCGAGCCTGGCAAGTCGGCCGTCCGGCCGTTCATCGTGATTCGCTTCCAGCCGGACAATCCGGGACTCGCCCCGCGTCTGTCTGTGTCGCAGCAGCGCTGGAATGCGTGGGTTCACGATGAGCCGGGGTCCATGTCGAAGATCGATGCGGCGGTGGCTGCGCTCAAGGAGGAGATCCCCATTTGGCTTGTAGGGGATGGAGAAGGCATACGGGTCTTGGAGACTGTCTGGGAAGGTACGTTTGCAGATGGTTATGACGACCACTTCGGCACGAACGTGTCATATGTCGACTTCCTGACCACCTACAAGCCGATTCCGTAGGATTACGACCACAAGGAAGGAGCCAACCAAATGGCGATGACGAAGGTGCGGTACAAGGGCGCGAGCGACGTTCGCATCCTCCCGGCCGATCAGCTGGCCGAACGCGGCGTCAAGGGCATCGAGCAGGACCTGGTGTTCGGGCCGGAGAACCGCTGGGCCGTGGAGGTCGACATGACCCCGGAACTGGAGGAAATCCTCAGGGCCGATGGGGCATTCAAGGTGGAGCCCATGACGGACTCCGGCGAGACGACCACGACGGACGCGGGCGACCCGTTGCAGACCTCCACGGAGGGTGTGGATGACACCGGCAACACGGTCGTGGACGGCGACTCCGGGCAGGTCATGGAGAACAAGCACCAGGTCTGACCGGAGGAGCCATGGAACTGCGCTGTAGTAGCAAGATGCACGGAAGGCTCATCGAGGGTGGGCTTTTCGAGGTCTCTTGTGGCAGTGCATTCTGCGGCAAGAAGCCTGGTGTGGTGGTGCTTCATAGGTTTGACATCACGACCGGCAAGCTGGTCGAGACGAAGCGCTTCAAGGACACACCAAACATCAACAAGAGAAACAGGAGGGTGGCCTAATGGCCGAAAACGATGAGGCCCTGCCGTATGGGCTTCGGGAAGTCGGCATCACGCCGTACACCACGGCGGCCGCAACCACACTCGGCACGGCGATCAAGTACCCGGTCGCCCGTACGCTGAGCTTCGAGGAAGCCGAGGAGTTCGAGGAGCTTCGTGGTGACGACAAGGTTGTCGCCATTCGGGGCCGGGGTGCTTCGGTGAACTGGGAGATGGAGAACGGTGGCATTTCGCTGCCGGTCTACAAGAACATGGCGGGCGGACTGCTCACCACGACCGGTGTCACCCCGTCCGTCGTCACCACCTACAAGAAGAAGGTCACCGACTCGCGCCCGTACTTCAAGGCCGAGGGCCGGTCGATCAACGATGACGGCGGAGACTTCCACGGCATCCTGTACAAGGCTCGGGCCAGCGACACCCTGTCCGGTGAGATGGCGGATGGCGCGTTCTGGCTCACGCAGGCAAGCGGGCAGGCGCTCCCGGCGACCCTGACCGGCGAGGAAGACACCTTGTACGACTTCGTGATGAACGAGACCCCGGCACCACTCACCTTCACATAGTAGCCAACGGCTACAAAACCCATCGGAGCCCCAGGAGGCCAGAATGGTAACCTCAGCAAAGCAATGGAAGGGCAAGCGCGAAGCCGGCAATGTGGAGTTGACGCTCCCGTCGGAGAACGTCTGCCTGGTTCGTCGCCTCCAGCCGGAGGCATTCCTCACGTCCGGCCTGATCCCGGATTCCCTGTCGGCGATGGTGCAAGAGGCCATCCGGTCCAAGAAGGGCTTGCCACCCGACGCGTTGCAAAAGATCACCGACGATCCCAAGAAGCTCCGCCAAGCCATGCAGATGACCGATGAGGTTGTCTGCTACGTTGTCGTGGAGCCGATTGTCGAGATGCCACCCAAATGTGAGTATGAGATGGCTGGTGGCAAGATCTGCGATGAGTACGTCGACACCGACGACAAGCGCCACGACGACAAGCAACACCCAGACTTCCACCCCTTCCGTGAAGGGGCGCGGGATGAGGACACCCTGTACGTTGACGAGGTCTCGCTGGATGACAAGAACTTCATCTTCCAGTACGCCATGGGCGGAACCGCTGATGTGAAGCGATTTCGTGAAGAATTCGGCAGCAATGTGGCAGGTCTATCAAACCGCAAAAACGTATCAGGTAAGGGCAAGCGATCTTCTCGGCGTAAGTGATCCCTGGACCGCGTACTGCGTGGACAACGCCGTGGCCCGCTTTGGTTCTGCGCTCGAAGCCGCGCTGGATGCGGTGACGGGCAAGAATGACAAGGAAATCAACAAGAAACGGGAGCGCATCATGGAGAAGTGGCTGGACATTCCGCGCCGCTTCAAGTCTCCCATGGCGAGCCGTGAGAAGTCCGACGTTGTGCATGACGTAACGGTCCAAGGAGGCGTTGACTGATGGCCTACAACCTGGGGACGGCCGAGGGTGTCATCACCACATCCTACAACGGCAAGGGTGTGGATGAGGCCAACAAGGATGTACAAGACCTCCAGAAGCGGAGCATGTCGGCTTCTGAGGCACTTGACAAGGTCGGTAATACCTCAGGTGTTGCCGGTGCTGCCATCGCGGCTGGCATCGGCGTAGCGGTCAACGCTGCCGCGAACTTCGAGCAGCGTATGTCGGCCGTGCAAGCTGTGTCCGGCGCGAGCGCCACCGAGATGGACCAGTTGTCCAAGAAGGCTTTGCAACTTGGCAAGGACACGGCATTCAGCGCGACCGATGCGGCATCGGCGATCGAGGAATTGGTCAAGGCTGGTGTATCCGTACCTGATGTGATGAACGGTGCTGCTGATGCCACCGTCGCCTTGGCCGCAGCCGGTGAGGTTTCCCTCCCGGAAGCGGCTTCGATCGCATCCAACGCGATGAACCAGTTCCGTCTCTCGGCCGAGGACATGCCGCGAGTCGCAGACCTCATCGCCGGTGCCGCGAACGCTTCTGCCATTGATGTTGGTGAGTTCGGGATGTCGCTCTCGCAGGTTGGTGCGGTCGCCAACCTCGCTGGTGCGTCGTTCGATGACACGGCGGCCGCCATTGCCCTTATGGGTAACGCGGGCATCAAGGGCTCCGATGCCGGTACGTCGTTGAAGACGATGCTGAGCAACCTTCAGCCGACCACCGAAGCTCAAGCTACCGCTATGCAAGAGCTTGGTCTGTTGACGGAGTCCGGCGCGAACGCATTCTACGATGCACAGGGCAACCTCAAGTCCTTTGCCGAGATTGCTGGTCTTCTCCAGAACTCCTTGAAGGGCGCGACGGCCGCACAGAAGCAGCAAGCGCTGGAGACCATCTTTGGCTCGGACGCGATCCGTGCTGCCGCGATCTTCACCCAGGAGGGCGCGGCCGGATTCAACGAGATGGCTGCCTCCATGGACAAGGTCAAGGCGGCCGACGTAGCCAAGACCCGCATGGACAACTTCAAGGGCTCCCTGGAAGCGTTCAAGGGCAGCTTGGAAACCACGGGTATCGTCATCGGCCAGGTCTTCCTGCCCTATCTCCGGCAAGCCGTAGACTTCATGGCCCGTGTGGCAAATGCATTTCTCTCGCTACCGGCCGGAACCCAGAAGGCCATTGTTGCCTTCGTCGCCGTTGTCGGCGCGGTGCTGCTATTCGTCGCAGCCACGGTCAAAGTCGTCAAGGCCGTGCAAACGATCATCGAGGTCGCGAAGGTGTTGCGGGCCGTCATGGCCACGACCTGGGCCGCAACTTTGGGGCCGATAGCCCTTATCATCGCGGCCATCGCGCTGTTGGTCGCCGGAATCATCTACGCCTGGAAGCACTCGGAGACCTTCCGCAACATTGTGCTCGGCGTGTGGAACGCGATCAAGACAGCGGTCGAAGCCGTCGTGAACTTCTTCACCCAGACCGTATGGCCAGGGCTCCAGGCCGTATGGAATGGGATCGTGTCTGGGCTCCAGGCCGTGGGGAACTTCTTCAAGTCCATCTGGGATGGCATCGTCAACATCGTCAACACCGTGGTCGGAGTCATCGCCGCGATCTTCAACACCTATGTGAATATCTGGCGAACGATCATCACCGCTGCTCTTGATACATTGATGTCTTGGTGGAAGACGTTCTGGGGCATCTTCGGCGGCGTGATCACCGCTGCCTTTGAGCTCATCAAGGCCGTCATCAACCTCGGGCTGGCCGCCTGGAACTTCATCATCAACTCGATCATGAAGGCCATCCAGAAGTTCTTCGGAGCGATCTGGAAGGCGATCGTTGAGGACATCACCGCCAAGGTCAACCTGGCCAAGTCGGTGATCTCGAAGGTCTGGGGTGCTATCAGTTCTGCCACTACTACAGCGTGGAATGCCATCAAGAGCGCAACCACGTCGGCCTGGAACTGGGTGCGCGACAAGATCATCGGCCCCATCAACACCGCCAACAACAAGGTCAACCAGGTCGCTGCGACGATCCGCAACGCGATCATCAGCGCATGGAACTCCGTACGCGACCACACGGCCCGAGCCTGGCAGGCCGTCGTCAATGCGGTTGGCCCGAAGATCGATGCGGTGTACAACAAGGTCAAGACCGTTGTGGATCGCATCCGGGGCATCTTCGCCGGAGCGGGCTCCTGGCTTTACAACGCGGGCCGGGACATCATCCAGGGTCTGCTGCGAGGCATCGAATCCCTCATCAATAGTGTGACCTCGAAGCTCAAGGCTTTGACGGACAAGATCCCGAAGGTGAAGGGCCCGGAGCAGCGTGACAAGAAGCTCCTCCGTCCGGCCGGTCGATGGATCATGGAGGGCTTTGTTGATGAACTCGACAAGGGCATCAACCGCGCGCTTGCCTTGCTTTCCAACACTACTGGGATGATCCCCAACACGATCACCGCGCGTTCGGTGTCGGAGGTCATGCCCGCAACCGGACTCGCCCGCGCCGCAGCTGTGGTGAACAACGGCGCTGCGGTCACCCCGGGCAAGTCCACCGTCATCAACCTCGATGTCTACAACCCGGTCGGCAAGCCTGCTGCCGAGGAACTGAGCGAGCAGGCGACTCGCATGGCTCTGTTGGGAGTTCTGTGATGGTGAACACGAGTGCCTACCCGGTGACCGTTGACGGAGTCCGGTTGGACACCTTGGCCTACAACATCGAGACGAAGGATGGACGGGACCTTGGACCGACGATCCAGGGCGAGGACATCACCACGGGCATGCGTGATGGAGACATCTTCGTGCCCAACAAGAAGTCTGGTCCCGGCCGGATCGTCTTGTCAATGTGGGTGAATGGCACCGACGAGGACGGCGTTGTACCGGCCGACAGCTATCTCAAGTACCGGCAGAACCTCGACAAGCTCCGGCGCATCTTCGGAGTGCGGCACCGTCTGCTGGACGTACGGGAGCAGCTTGATGTCGCCGGAGCCCACATCCGCCAGGCACTATGCACCGTTGGTGCGGTGATCGACCCGGCGATGCTCGCCAACTTCCCGTACACGGCGCGTATGTCGGTTGAGCTCAAGATCATGGACGGCTTCTGGCAGGACCTTGCCGACAGCAACTTTGACACAGGGATCGGTCTCCTCGCCAACACCGATCATGATGTGGATGAGTTCGCCCTGGCCACCGCGCCGATGCGGGACATGTGGGTGGTGCTTGATGGACCGGCGACCAACCCGAAGGTCATCGACAACCGAACCGGCCACTATGCAAAGCTAAACGGCGTTGTCGGCAATGGCCTGCAATGGGTGGTTGATACGACCAACTGGACCTCGAAGACTGGTTCGGCAATCGCCTTCACCAACGACGGAACGGACCAGTACGACAACACCGAGTTCGCCGGATCGCATGCACCATCGATCTTCGGCGTGACGGCCGATCCGCTCGGCCCGCAGATCCGCATTGAAGGCTCAGGGTTCGGTGCCAATACCCGGCTCCGGCTTCGTGGCAAGCTCAAGTACCTGTAAGGAGATGTGATGGCGACCGGATACCCTGCCGCAATCGACAACTTTGTCGACCCGACTGCGGGTGATAACCTCAACACCGCTGGGGTTGTCCACGCTTCGCTCCACACAAACGTCAACGATGCTATCAATGCCATCGAGACGGAGCTAGGCACCAATCCCAAGGGCTCCGCGCTCTCGGTGAAGGACCGGCTCAACGCGATCGACACGGCCCTGGCCGCGCGTTCGCTCTCGGCCGACGAGGGCACGGCGAACGGCATTGCGACGCTGGACGCTAGCTCGATGCTGGTCCAGAACGTCGATGCCGGGAAGATGACCACGGGCACCCTCAACGCTGGTCGAATCCCCAACCTGGATGCGGGAAAGATCACCACTGGTTCGTTCGCTGCGGCGCGCATTCCGAGCCTTGACGCGTCCAAGGTCACCAGCGGTGCGTTTGACGCCGCTCGCATCCCGAGCCTGGATGCCTCGAAGATCACAACCGGCGTGTTCAACGCGGCTCGCATCCCGTCCACGGTGACGGCGAACGCCAACAGCCGGGTCGTTGCGGATGTTGCGGGCATGAACGCGATCCCGGTTGGCGAGCGCGTGAACGGCATGTTGGTGACCGTGCTGACACCGTTCACCTTGTATGCATGGCGTTCTGACAACAGTACCTGGAACCAGATCGGCGGACCGGGAGAGATCTCCGAGCCGTTGCTGACTGCGCGCGAGGACACCGACCTCACGACCTCCACGACCACGTTTGCTGCCGGCGCGCCGGGTCTCTCGCAAGTCTTCGTTGCGCCGCAGTCCGGCAAGGTCCGGATTACCTACACTCTGCATGGCGCTTCGGCGATTGGTTCGTCGGCCGGTACCGCGTTCGTGTACTTCGGCGGTGACATCCGGACCGGCAACGTGATCGGCTCCGGTACCCTGATCCGTGGTGCAGCGACGGAGGATTGCGCCGCAATTGGTGGTAACTCTGGTGTTCGTATGCTCGCCAGCCGAGTGATCCACCAGACGGGATTGACACCAGGCAACACCTACCACGTCCGCACCCTGTTCATCATCGCTTCGAGTGGAACCGGCAATTTGTTCAGCCGTGAAGTCACCGTGGAGATGATGCACTGATGACGACGAACTACAATGAGGCCATTGGCTACAATTCGGCCATCAACTACAACGGTGGGCAGCCGATCATCACCCCGAAGATCCTGCCGACGTTCGGCTTGCGGGTGATCTCGAAGGATGGAGATGTCAGCCCGCTGCCCGAAGCGATGATCGAGTCGGTCAGCTTCGAGGACTCCGGGCCGTCCGCGATCAGCGTCAACGTTGCCAATACATCAGTCGGCGCTGAGCTTCTCGGTGACTTGTCCATCCTGGAACTCACGATCAACGGAGCAGCGGTCCAGGACGGCCGTTGGCTGGTACGGGGCCAGAACTGGAACGAAGGCACGAAGGCTCAGGTCAAGTCCTTCACCGGCAAGCACCTCCTGTGGGACCGGTTGGAGCACACGATCGTCTGGAATGATCGCCGGTACCTGTACTCATCCAAGACCGTTGGGTACATCCTCAATGATCTGTTCTTCCAGGCACAGCAGCGAGATGTGGGTTATTGGGATCAGTTCACCTGGACGTTCAACGCCACGAACGATTCGGCCGGTCGTGCATGGCCCGGTCCCATCGGCTCCATCGAGTACCTGCCCACGGCGAAGTACAACGATGTTGTTGCCAACCTCGTGGACAAGGGCGTGCTGGAGATTCACCTTGTAGGCAACGAGATCCGTGCATATGTACCGGATACGTTCGGCAAGGTCACCCCGTCTCTCCTGGTCGTTGGCGAGGATGTTACGGACGCGCCGCAGCAATCGTCGGCGGACAACCTCGTGTCGGATGTGATGATGCTCGGTGATGACAACGTCACCGTCACCCGCTCCAACCCGACCACCCGCACCCTGTACTGGCGCGAGGAGTCCGGCATCAGCCAAGGCGGCACCAAAGACGTTGGCACCCTCTCCGTGTTCGGAGATGTGGCCCTGTCTGCCGGGGATGGCCCGCGCATCCAGCGTACATACGACCTTGTCCTCACACAGGAGCGGCCATTCCTGCCAATCCGGGACTACCTAGTCAGCGATTGGGTACGCGTCCAGCACGCCGACACCCCGGCCCAGAGCTTCCGCGTCAAGCAGATCGTCCTCAAGAGGGATGCAGGAGTGCTCAAGGGCACCTTGGTGCTCAATGACAAGTTCATCGAGAATGAGCTACGGCTGGTGAAGAAGGTCGATGGCATCATCGGCGGCGCGACTATCACCGGCTCCTCGCAGACCTCGCCCGATCCGCAAGCGGGCGATCCGAGTGTGCCGAATCCTCCAACCGGTGTGGGTGGATCTGCAATCCAGTACATCGACGGCAACGGCAACACACAAGTGCTCGCGACGTTCTCCTGGGCACCGCCGGTCACCAACACAGACGGTACGCCGGTCACCGATCTCGACCACTACCGGGCGGCGTGGAAGTACGCGGACCTGGATGATGACGTCCCGTGGCAGTGGCGCGACACCGATGGACTTGAGACCAGTATTGCCATCTCTCCATTGGATCCCGGCCGCCAGCTGTTGTTCTATGTCCGGGCGATCGACAAGGTTGGGTGGTGGTCGGGCAACCAGCCGTCGCCGTACGTGCTGGATCTCGGCTTTGACACGATCCCTCCGCCAACTCCATCCTTGCCGTTGACGGCTTCGATCCTCCGGCAGTTCATCGTTGAATGGGACGGCTTGGACTCCAATGGATTGGAGATGCCTCCGGACTTCCGCAACGTTGAGGTCTGGTCTTCGCCGGTCAGCGGCTTCACTCCTGGTGATCCCAACTCGGATTTCCATGGTACGTTGGATCATGCAGGGCAATTGTTCATCACGGCCTACGGCTATGACATCGGTGAGACGGCTTACTTCAAGCTGGTTGCCGTGGACCGTTCGGGCAACCGTTCCGGCGCGTCTGCGCAGAACTCCGATCCGCTGGAGGGTGTGAAAGGCCCGGACATCACGGCCGGTTCCATCACCGCCAACAACCTTGCGGTCGGCTCCGTTACGGCACAGGCCATCGCGGCCGGAGCGATCACCTCACAGAAGATCAACATCGGCCAAACGCAGAACCTCGTGGTGGACCCGAGCTTCAACGACCCGGATTGGCGGCTGCGACGGAAGACCACCGAGTGGGCCGAGAAGCCATCATTCTGGTTCTTTACAACGGGATTCATCGACCGCAACGGCTACTACCTCCAGGCTCTGTCCTCGCCCAACGAGGGTGGCGGCCGGATGTACATGACCGATTGGATGTACACCCAACTCGGTGAGTCGTATTACGTCGGCATCTACGCGCGCAACGGGCAGTTCACTCCGAACCCAGAGGCTGCGATCCGGTTGGGTGTCGAGGTCACCCATAAAGATGGCACGGTCCAATCGGACGGCATCAACTATGCCACGTTCGCTGAGTGGTTGAAGTACGGTTACCGATTCACCATCGTTGATGAGCGCTGGACCAAGCTCCGTTTCTACATCCAGGCCATCGATCTGACGGCCGGAGACATCGCCATTGATGACTGGGAGGTCCGGGGTGGTGTTGGAACGACGGAGTATGCGGGCAGCCGAGGACTCATTGACCCGTTGGGGTTCTTTGCATATGATGCCGATGACAACCTGACGGTTGATGTCGACTTCCGTACCGGTGATGCAACGTTCCGTGGAACCATCAAGTCCGGCTTCACCGGCAAGCGCATCGAGGTCAACCCGTCCACGACGTACCTGCCGGAGATCCGGTTCTACCCGGCCGTTGGTGAGCAGTTCGCCTACATAAACGCATCGGACAACGTCCTCAATGACTTCCCGTTCATCGGGGTCAACGCACCGGACAACGCCGCCACCAACATCTCCAATGCGATGATCCTTTGGGATACCTCAACGGTTATGGGCGCTATCAACAAGAGCACCGGCGAGGTCCAGTCTGGGGTCGGGGTCTATGGTATGACCAAGGTGGCCAGCGAGGTGGCGCTGTATGGCAAACTCGCCTACAGCACCGAAGGCCATCGAATGTTCTCCGGTGGCAAGTTGAACTGTGGCATCCCGGCACAAGGCACGAACCAGACTCTTGCTGCGGTGTTCGGGAAGCCGTCCGCGCCACCCTCCGGGACGCAGTGGATGTTGATGTTCACTCCGCAACGCAACGCGGCCGACAAGTTCTTTGCCATGCCTACTGGTGAAACCGGAACATCCACAACGGTCGGCTTCTACCCGAACACCACCTGGGCTACCAACCCCAGCGTGACGATGTTCGCCAACTTCATGTTCGTGCGAGTGGATGTCTAGGAGCGGAGATGCTAAGAATTCTGGGGTTTGAGAAGCAAGCCATTGGCGTCTTGCTGACGGTTGAATCGGATGAGTTCATGCCCGATGACCCGTCCGCAGACATCCGGTACATCCTCGCCTTTGGCATCTTGGAGACGTACCTGTCCAACTACGGCTTCCCGGCCGGAGCTTCGCTGACGGCGCTGTTGCTCGATGCGTTCTATGACGATGTGGACATGCCGCATTGGGAGGGCGACTATGAGGAGGAGTTCCAGCGAATTGTAGCCATGGGCCCCGAACGCATCGAGTGGCACTGCGACCGGGATGAACTCCTGTCGGCCGTCACCATCGATGAGGATGACCCGGAGAGCGTGTCCGGCACATGGATTGCCATCAGGGATGTGAATGCGATGCGTGCGGCTTCCTTTGCAAAGCTACAAGAGGAGCGGCTGGCCGATGAATTCATTTCGGTGATGCCCGTAGATCAGCGGACGGCTCCGCGCGATCCCTCGCCCGCGTCCACCCCTCAGACCGTAGAATCGGGCATCACGTTCGTGGAGTGATCAGGAAGGCATTCAATGGCGGAGCAAGGCATTCAAGTGTCCAAGGCGAGAGTCAATGAGTTGCTGACAAATCAGTATCTCACCTCAATCGCCCAACTACAACAGCAAGTCGCCGAACTGACTGCGGTCAACGAGGCGCTGATGGAGCGTATTCGTGGCTACAGTGGCGGATCCACACCCGAAGCGAACGGCAAGGCACTCAGCGAGGGCATCGATGCCTCAGACAGCCGGGCATCCGGGTAGGCCGGTTGTCCTCATGGCGGCCATCATCGTCTTGAAGCGGGTACGTACGCTGTTCGGCTCCGGTCGGTTCTGGTCCGGAGTCCTTTGTGCCGCAACGTTCTCTCGTGCATCCGCATTCATCGAGCGACCGCCACGAACCGGGAGCATTTCATCCGGCGCGATCGAAGCTTTCTGGAGCTACCACACTTGGGGGATCATCTTGCTGATCTCCGGGGTCATGATGGTAATAGCCCATGCAGACAAGAGGTTACTCAACGCTGGGGTTCTGGGGCATCTGTTCGGGATGTGGTCTTATGGCATGTTTGGCATGTCTGTCACCATCTCGGCCATCTTCTTTGGGCAGTCCTGGGCAACGGCCGGAACGTACATGAGTCAAGCCTTGCTGCATGCAGCTTGTGCCATCTATCTCGGCGATGAGGTCAGCCGTCACCGGGAAGGAAGGCACCAAGTTGAGTAGCGAGAGCATCGTTGGTTTGGTGGCAGCGCTGTCTGCTCTGGTGGGCGCGATCTTCACTGGGTTGGTCGCTCTGCGCCGGGAGCGGCGCGAGGTTGCCACGGCCGATGTGCTTGAACTACGGGCCTACCGGGATGCTTGGTTGTGGGCCGTCCGAACCATCTACAGCCTCCTCATCATCATGGGTCGTGCGGACATACCCGAGCCGCCCGACGTACGGGATGAGTTGAACGACTATCAGGAGAGGATCGACAACCCGGTCGCATATGCAAGGAAGGAGACGTGATGACGGAGCACGCGCGACCTCCTGGCCGCAGATCCATCAAGATATTGTGGATGATCGTCGCAGCCTGCCTGCTGATTGCGGTCGTGGTTGTTGTAGCGTTGGCACTCTACGGCAGCGGCCAGGAAGATGCGAAGACTGCGGAGCAGGCCGGACGGGTCGAAGCCCAAGGCCAGGCCAAGAGTCTCGCCGAGCAAGTCAACGAGGCATGCAAGAAGAATCCCACCGCCGCAAGGCAACAGGGACTCAACTGTGTTGAGGCCAAGGAGATTGTTGAGAAAGGTCCCAAGGGTGAACCGGGAGATCCTGGTGAGAAAGGGGCCAAGGGCGACAAAGGTGATAAAGGCGATAAGGGCGATCCCGGAGCTTCACCGCCATGTCTCCTCCAGGCCAACCGTTGCATTGGACCTCCTGGTGCAATAGGGGCCACTGGCCCCATCGGGCCTATCGGTCCGGTTGGTCCACGCGGGCCACAAGGCCTGCAAGGACCCAAGGGTGATACAGGAGAGAAAGGTGACCCCGGGGAGAAGGGAGACACTGGCGATCAGGGCGAGAAGGGAGACACCGGGGAGACGGGCGCAACCGGGGCCAAGGGAGACAAGGGTGAGCCAGGAGCGACCGGGCCAGCTGGCCAGGACGCCTTCCCGTTCACCTTCACATTCGTCATCCCAGCCAACCCTCCGGCGCAAATGGATCCCCAGACGTACCGTTGTACCGTTATCGATCCGGCAACAACAACAAGCTGTCAACTAGTGGAGCAGCCATGAGCGAACCAGTACCCGAACCAACCGACGACAGCATCGCGGACGGCACCCAGCTTCCCGTCGATGGCGAGATGCCCAACGAGGAAGGCGATGCCGGAGTCAATGACACCGGCGATGAGCCGTGGTACCAGGAGGAGGACTGATGGTTGAGTACCTTCCCAGGTCTGCATGGCGGGCAAGGGCTCCCGAGGGAAGCCGGTTGCTCAACCCAGACCTGGTGATCGGCAACGCGATCCACTGGCCCGGTATGGCCAAGCCGATCAATGCCACTGGTGATGCGGGCTTCGCCCGTGTCGCTTCGGCCCTGCGCGGTTGGCAGAACTACCACATGGATGTGCGTGGTTGGTCCGACATCGCATACGGGATGGGATTCGACCAGGCTGGTCGGATCTGGACCTTGCGCGGCATCAACATCCGTACCGGCGCGAATGGCGACGCAACGGTCAACTCGAAGTATGGCGCGTTCCTGCTGATCCTCGGACCCGGCGAGGAACCCTCAGCGGCGATGCAACGCGCCGTCAAGGCGGCGCAGGCTGACTTCTGTCGCCGGTTCCGCCGCGCCCCGGACCGACCAACCACCCACAGCCGCGTACGTCCGGCCGGAACGTCATGTCCGGGCGAGCGGGCCATCCGGGCCGTCGATGCCGGCAAGTTCGATGCCGGCACCAGTATTCCCACAATTCCAACACAACCGAAGGATGAGGACATGCCACTCACCCAAGCCGACAAGGACTTCATCACCGGCGAGTGCCAGCGCTACGCGGTGGCCAACAACAACTACACCCGTCAGGTTCTGTCGACGGCGACCAAGGCGATCCTCAACGAGATCAACGAGGTGGACGAGAAGACCGCTGCGGCGGTGGAGTCACGACTCCAGGACGAGTTCCTGCGGATCCAGACCGAGGTCGAAGCCGAAGCGCGAGAGCAGAACCCGTCATGAGGATCTGGTCGAAAGCGTTCTGGAAGGATGCGGCCGAACGTGTGGTTGCAACCTTCATCGCCGTCCTGGTCGGCGTGTTCAGTGCGGAGGGTTTCAGCACCGACTCCCTGGACGAGTGGAGGTTCTGGGCACCGATCCTGATCACCACCGCCATCACCGTCGTGAAGGCTCTCGGCTTTGGGGCCATCAACCCCAATACTGGTGCGAGCGCCGGAACCGCCATCCCTGGTGGCATCGTGCAGGCCTACACCGCACAGACCAAGACGGAGTCAACGACCAGTGGTGGACGTCATCTCGGGTACGTCGCGCATCCGGGTGACACCGTCGCCGGACCGGCCGCAGCGTCGCAGACCGACCTCCAGGAAGGTGAGCCTGTGTACGTCAAGCCTGTCCCGCAAGAAGATACGCGGCCACCCGTCGCGTAGCAACGTACCCTTGTAGTACATGCGGCACCCAGCGGTTTCCTTCCTGACGCTGGGTGCCGCAATGCGTCCGGTATAGTCTCCGGACCGCGCCCGCTGTGGCACAGACAGGAGGACAGGATGCCCAACGTCATCGATCGCATCCGGCTGACGCTTGACCCGCAGTCGGCCGCAAATGCCTTGTATGATGTGCTTTTGCAATGGCACAAGGCCGATGATGAGCTCAACGACAAGCATTCGCTGCGCAACCCGCGCCGTCGTGAGCTCATCGGCCGACGAGATGCGTATGAGCGCGTTCTTGCTGCATTCATGGGTGTTACGCAACAGAGCGTTCGCCCGCTACTTCGAGACCACTTCAAGGAGATCTCATGACCGTAACAGATTTGCAACTGCTCATCCAACTCGGAACCGTCGACAACATCGAGTGTGTTGCGCTGACGGATGCGGATCATGTCGCCGGAGGCATCCCGCGCTGGGCAGAGGTCCGGCTCGACATCGAGCGTGACGGCAAGCTACTCCAGCACTACCTCACGAGGCATGACGGTGAGGCGATTTCCCTTGCCCTGTTGAGATCTATGCATCCGAACGCGGGCCGGTCGATCAGCGGTCACCTCTGGGAGGGATTGGACCAGTGCATGGTAAACCTCATGGAGGGTGGGCTTTCTGGTGAAGACAAGGCTGCGGAGAAGGGCTTGGCGCTTGGTCTCGCGACGGCCATTGCTCTGATCCGCAGCCCGCATGCGCCGGACGTTGACGCGGTCCGGAAGGAGGCTCGGGAGCGGTACGACGCCATGGAGTGATGCATTTCGGGCCGTTCGCATAGCGGACGTTGCACGACCAAATTGCACGAATAGCGGACGCTGCTCCGTTACTTGCAGTTACCATGCTCGGGTGAGTCACACATAGGTGCATAACTCTCCGTAGTCTTGGGTAACGGTTTGATTACGAAATCAGTTACTCGTGGGTATTGGTTTTGCGCTCCCTACGCGCGTAGGGAAGGATGTACCTCGCAACACCGGGACGGCGCTGACCGTCCTACCTCGCGACGATCGCGGTTCCGTCCGGAGCGGAGATACGGAGTCCATGGACTCAGGTAGCCACCGGGTAGCGGCTAGACCATCCGAAGTCGCCGGGAACTCCGGGAAACCGGAAGGGCGAAGCCTGCATGACTTGAGAGGTCGCTTCGCCGGACGCGCAATCGGGCCATGGGCAACCGAGCGACCGGGCGACACGCTGAGCATGAGGAACCGAAGTCGGGTTCAAAGACAACTCCCCTTCCGAAGGAACGGAAACCATCGATGGACGGCGATCAGCCGGACTCTCGAAGGAGCGGGACCGATCGGTCCTTAACGCTCCGGCCGCAATTCTGCCTCTCTGGCGAGCGGACGAGTACCGAAGCCATCCTGATAACTCAACAAGGTGTACCGATCGAACCGAAGCGGAGTTGGTTCGATCAAGCATCCCGGAGAGCGGGCGGTAACCCGCTGGCTCCTGGCCCGTTCAAGTCGGGCGGATGCACGAGGCGCGAATGGTTCGCGCTAGGGAGCGCTGTCTCCCATGGATAGATGGAGAAACAACATGTCCTTCAACTTCAACACCAAGTGTTCCGGTTGCTCGAAATGGGTTCGGGTTAGCCGGACCTTCGGAGACGTCATCGACGTTCAATCGGTCCGGATCGCGAAGCTGGTTGACCCCGGCCGTCCGGAGAACATGCCCGAGTGGAACTCCAAGGATGGCATCAAGGGAGCGAAGTTCGGCGCGGCTACCGTGTCATGGACTTGCCCTTGCGGAGAGATCAACAACCACAACGTCCCGGCCCACACGATCCGCTGAAGGAGAAGGAGAACATCATGCGCGCCATCCAGTTCATTACCGAGTACGCGTCCGGCGACTTCCGCTATCTCGCTCTCAAACACCAGACGGAGTTGGAATGCTCCGAACAGGGTTGCGACCTCGAAGCAACATGCACTCTGTACGACGTAGAGGGCGATCCCATCCCCTACTGCCAATTCCACATCGAGAGTCTTCATGAACACCCCGACAACGAGGGCTGGACGAAGAACGACTGGAACAACGTCATCGAGCGGGGTAAGGTCGTGGCCGAATGGATCCGGCTCAACCCGTTCCTGTTCCTGGAGGACGTTCCGGCGTACGACCCGGAACAGGCCTACAACCACTGACACCTAGGTCGAAACTAGGGGCCATTGGCTCCTAGTCGGCGGGTAAAGGACCCGTCCTGACGATGACCGTCAAAACAGGAAGGCAAGATCATGACGAACACCGCTACCCGTACCCGCAAGGCCGCGTCGAAGACCCCGGCGAAGCGGACGGCGAAGAAGACCACCGCTCCGGCCCACGTCCGGAAGCAGGCCAAGGAGGTCTCCGAGATGGTTCCGGCCGGACCGGCGATGAACGACAAGCCGAAGAAGGCCCAGACCTTCGAGGAGCGCGACTGGACCTACTTGGACGAGAAGGACCCCAGCGAACAGCATGTCATCCTCGCCAAGGAGATCAACCGGCGTACCAACTTGGAGGAGCCGATCAGCCCGAAGCATGTCCAGGCTGTCCTCGCGATGTTCCCTCACTTCCAGAAGTCCCAGACCAACAAGTCCCGGTCCGGGTACGTCCCGTTGGCGGAGGCCATCGTGGAGAAGCGCTCCGAACACATGAAGCTCGCCCACCAGGAGGCTCGGGAGATCATGGACGGCCTGCAAATCGAGGTCGCCAAGAAGGCGGCTCCGGCGGCCAAGAAGGCCCCGGCCAAGGCTCCGGCCAAGAAGGCGACGGCGACCGCCAGGAAGACCACTACGGCCACGGCGAAGAAGGCTCCGGCTCGTAAGGCCCGGGTCACGAAGCCCGCTCCGGCCGCCGAAGCGTTCTGAGAGGGAAGGGCATGCGCTACTTCAACAGCCTCCGGTACGGCCTGATGCTCGCCGCCGTCGTGGTCGTAACGATGGGAGCGGCCGAGGATTGCAGCGGTCCTGGTAACGGGAAGGCTACCAAGGCCGCTTACGCCAGCGACGGCGTAACCATGTTCGTCGGAGCGGACAACAGGGCCTGCTCCGGTAACACCAAGTTCTGCGGTCAGGAGGGTAACGGGAAGCTCCGATTCAACCAGGGCTACAAGGCCACCTACATCGACACGACCGACCGGGGTAATTGCCGGTGGTCCCTCTACACCATCAACCAGGAGGGTGAGACGAAGGTCATCAAGTCCGGTAACTACTTCACCGCCAACATCAAGGTGGAGCGGCCGAGCCGGGTGAAGGTCTTCCTCAAGTCCTCCGAATGCGGGAACTGGAAACCCACCAAATGAAGGTCATTCTTGAAATCGAGCAGGTTGCAACCATCACCGTCCCGTTGGAGGACCCGGACCGGTTCGTCCTCCCGGCCCATACCCGGGACGGCTACATGACGGTGACGCGGCTGTTCTGGCCCGTATCCGAATCGAAGAACCTGTCTCACCCGATCACCGCTTCGGCGATCGATGACGACGGGATCCACTGGACACTGTCTCTCCGGATGAGCGATGTTCCGGAACGGATCCAAGCGGAGATCAAGAAGGTTCTCCCGGACGCGCCCGGAGTCACCGAGGAACAGTTGTCGCTGTTCAATGTCTGATCGAACGATCAGGATTGCCACCCCGCGCCCCCAGGGGTGGTTTTCCTGGCTAGTTCGGCCAACCCAACAGGGCGCGCTGTCGCCCGCTACCGAAGGAGCCCGCTGTGGCTGAAGAGAAGATTCTGTCCCGCGTCCAGAAGTTGCTCGACAAGGCGAACGCGGAAGGCGTCACCGAGAAGGAGCGCCAGCTGTTCCTGGACAAAGCCGACGAACTCATGATGAAACACTCCATCGATGAAGCGATGCTCATGGCGTCGCTCTCGAAGGAGGAGCGGCGGAAGCCGGTTGCCGAGCGGTTCCACGCGGCCGATGCAAACGCTCCCCACTGGGAGAAGTTCCGGACGGTTCTCATGATGATCGCCAACCTCCACCGGGTCCGCTCCGCGTTCCATTACGACGGCGACGTGACGCTGGTCGGGTTCTATGAGGATGTTGAGTACGTCAAGATGAAGTGGTTGAACGTGTACCTCCACTTCTCCCGGACGATCAACCCCGAGTGGGACAACCGCCTGTCGCCGGAACAGAACGCGTACAACTTCCACCGCTCCGGTACGCCGTGGACCGATGTCGAGGACATCGCCAAGGCCAAGGGGTGCAACTGGAACATCAAGAAGCTCCGGGACGGTTACCGGCGATACGCCTTGTCGATCGGCGAGGAGCCGCGCCGGATGACCCAGCGGAACTTCGCCTACAAGGAGTCGTTCGCCGAAGCGTTCCGTACCCGGATCTGCATCAGGATCCAGGAACTCATGGAGGAGCGCGACTCGATGGCGAGCGAAGCGGGCGCGCTGGTCGCCGTCAAGGATCTGGGCATCGAGGTAGATGCCTTGTTCTATGAGGTGTTCCCCCACCTTGACCCGCAGCGCATCGCGGCGGAACGCGCGGCGCGCGAAGCCCAGGAGAAGGCGAAGCGGGAAGAACACCTTCGCTGGTTGGAGAGCTTGACCCCGGCCGAGCGTCGCAAGTACGACGCGGAGCAGGAGGCTGAGGCTCGACGCCAGGCGCGCTGGTCGGACCGTTACTGGGCCAGGATGGACCGGGAGCAGGCGAAGCTCCGGGACAACGACGGCGCGCGGAACGGCCGCAAGTCGGCGGACCAGGTTGACCTCTCCCGTACCGAAGGCGTACAGAACCAGACCCGGAAGGAACTCTGATGGCGACGAAGAAGCAGAAGCGGGCCGAAGCTCTGGCGAAGCGCGAGCGATTCCTGGAGGAGCAGAAGCGCATCGGCCTGGAGGCTCAGCGACAGGACAAGGAGCGGCGCGAGCTTCGGGAACAGCGGGCCAAGGAGGAAGCCGAGCGGATGAACCGGCGATTCCAGGCCATCCTTGCAGCACACCTCATCCGAGGAGATGAACTCTGATGTTGAGCGCAGTTTGTGGCTCTTGCAAGGGCCATCACGAGACCATCGCGGAGTACCGGTCTTGCGCTGGTGCTCCGCAACGATCCGAAGCGGAAGTCATGGACAACCTGTCCGGGACAACCACGACGATCAACCCGCCGTCCGACCGGCAGGTCAAGTACGCGATGGACCTCCTGGAGACGCGCGTCTGGCCGGACGGCTTCTGCGAGGAGGATCTGCGCGGCATGGAGCGACGGGTTGTCTCAAACCTCATCGACTCCCTGCACAAGGCTCCGAGGAAGGACACCAGCCGGCAAGTAGGGGCCAATGGCGTCAAACAGGAGTACAAGGACATCCCCAACGGCCGGTACGCGTTGGAGTTCATCGACGGCTGGAAGTTCTACCAGGTCAAGCACGGTCGCAAGGTCCTGTTCGTTGACATGCTGATCGGCTCCCCTGGTGACTACCGCAAACAGTCGCTACGCGGCGCGGCGCGTAACACGGTCCTGGAGACCATCCAGAAGAACCCGCGCCAAGCCTCCATCGACTTCGGGTTGAAGTCGGAGACATGCGGTGTCTGTTCCTCGCCGTTGACCAACGAGGAGTCGCTCAAGTACGGGATCGGCCCAAAGTGCCGTAGCAAGATGGGATGGTGACATGAGGTACCTTGCAACCAAGGCGGGCACGGCGCATGTAGTCCAGAAGGACTCGCCGTGCCCGATCGTGAAGCGGAACGCTGACGCGTGGAAGGGTCAGCGTTCTCTCAAGCCCGAGCATGTCTTGGAGGGCTACAAGGACTGCTCCAAGTGTGAGACCTTCACCCTGGCGCGGGACGAGATCCTGAAGGCGAAGAAGGCGGCGCGCATCACCAACGGCGTTGCAAAGAAGGGGCCAAAGGCCCGCAACGTCACGGCGCAGGTCACCGAGAGCGACAACTGGCCGGTGGCGGATGAGCGTACGACCCGGAAGGCCCGGGAGCACGCCGACATCGCGAAGGAGCACGGCTGGTCCGTACAGGTCACGACGAACGATCGGCGCGGCCTAACGGTCATCGCTTCTAAGGGTGATGAGATCTGCGTTCTGGCGTACCGGGAAAACGGCATTCTCTGGAATGATGAGATTCGTTTCAAGGTGCCCGGAAGGTCGGTGCCTATGCATAACTCGGGCACTTGGCGTCGTCAGGTCTCTCTCCCTGAAGGTCAGCGACCCATCCCGGCGCGGCCGAAGCGGTTCGGCCGAAAGCCGAAGCCGAAAGGCATCGATCAGGAGGAATCTGCAAACGCGGAATCAAATGGGGATGAAATCAATGGTGAGGTTATTCCATTGAACATCGCCTCACTTCCCTTCTCGAAGGATGACGATGACCTGATCATCCTCGATGCGATCAAGGGCCAGACGTTGTACTGGCGGAACAACATGATGGCCAAGGTGGTCTCGGCCCGCGTTCCGTCGAAGGCCCGCATGATCCGCTTCGGGGTGACCGGCCGGGAGCCGAACCAGCGCCGTTGCGTCTCCTTCCCGGAGTCGGAGATGTCGAAAGACGGCGAGATCTACGGCGCGGAGCGCACCGTTGCCATCGAGAGCATGCTGCGCGTCAGGCCGTAGGCCGGAGCAATGTCTCCGGCATGGCTAGCGCTGGCCAGGAGCCATGAGGAGGTACGGGGATGGGGTCTTCCCTGTCTCCGTACCTCAACCCAGGAGAAGCCAAAGGAGGGCGACCGGTGAAGGTCGTTGCAGAGAAGATCGGCAACCGCATCCATCTACGGTCGCCGTTTGAGTACAAGGACCGGTGCAAGTCGCTACCCGGAGCGCGCTGGTCAAAGACCTCGAAGTCGTGGACGTATGCATGCGATCTCGAAATCTGCCGGATGATGCGGGAGGAATTCGGCGACCAATTGGAGATTGGCCCTGAGCTTTGGTCTTGGGCTGCAAATGAGGTCTCGCGCGAGCGCGCGGCTACGAACATGCTCCGGGCAGCAGGGGTCTCCTATGACGAGAAAAGTGTTGTGCCTCCTACGCGCGTACGACAACTGGCCCCGAAAATGCTTTGGGGCTTGAGGGGTAAACCGTACCAGGTCCCGGGCGCGCGCTTCCTCGCGTACGCGAGACAGGCCCTGATTGCAGACGAACCGGGAATGGGTAAGACCATTCAGACTCTTGCAGCGCTGGTGGAGAACCTTCCGGATGGCGGACGGGTGTTGGTGCTCGCGCCGAAGACCTCCGTGACCGCAGTCTGGCGAGAGGAAGTCCACAAATGGCTGGAGGGTTTCAAGCAGGGCTACACCGTGACGGTGATCTCTGGGCTTACTCCGGCGAAGACGTTGCAACGTCTGGAGGAGTACGACGCGCTGCCCGATGATGGCAGAATCCACTTCCTGTTGGGGAACGCGGAGTTGGTCCGTATCAAGTCAACCCGCACCTGTACCCGTGCCGGCAGCGAAGCCGGTTGCGACGGGACGTATGACTGGTGTGAGTATGCGGACAAGCACAAGGGCTCCATCGAGCCGCGCCTGCCGCAGATCTTCAAGCGGGAGTGGGATGCACTCGTTGCCGACGAGACGCACAAGTGGCTGATCAACACCCGTGGCAAGAAGGCTTCACAAGTCGGGCGCGGCTTCGTCGCGCTCCGGACCGTTGAGGATGGGTTGCGATACGCGCTGACCGGCACACCCTACAAGGGCAAGAAGCACAACCTGTGGGGAACGCTCAACTGGCTCCGGCCGAAGGTCTACACCAGCAAATGGAACTGGGTTGAGCGGTACTTCGTCGTCACCGACAACGGGTATGCACGAGAGATCGGTGACCTGATCCCGGAGCGCGAGGAGTCGCTGATGCGTTCACTCGATGCGCTCTGCCTCCGGAGGACCAAGGCCGAGATCAGGAAGATCAACCCGGACTGGATGCCTCCGGAGAAGATCTACCACCAGGTCAAGGTCCCGATGGATCCCAAGCAGGCCAAGGCATACCAGGCGATCATGAAGGATGCCGAGGTTGAGCTCAAGGGTGGAACCCTCACGGCCCTTGGCGTTCTGGCAGAGTTCACCCGGCTCAAGCAGTTCGCCTCGTGCTACGGCGAGTTGGTCAAGGGCGAGTTCACGCCGCGCCTGCCGTCCGGGAAGTTCGATTGGCTGTTGGAGTTCCTGGAGGAGCGCGGCATCGAGGCCAAGCAAGGATCGGCCCAGCGTGGTGATCTGAGCGATGAGGTTCACAAGGTGGTCATCGCCTCCCAGTTCACCAAGAACATCAATCTCTGGGCCAGCGAGCTTGTGGCGCGTGGCATTCAGTGCTTCGTGCTTACCGGCGAGGTCAGCGAAGCGAAGCGGGCCCAGATGGTCCAGGAGTTCCAGAAGTCGGACAACGTCCGGGTCTTCTTCATCAACACCATGGCCGGTGGTGTATCGATCACGTTGGATGCGGCCGACGATGTTGTCATCATGGATGAGACCTGGATCCCAGACGACCAACTACAGGTGGAGGATCGGGCCCACCGCGCATCCAACGTCAAGCACCAGGTCCATGTCTGGTACGTCCGGGCCGAAGACACCATCGAGGAGATGATTGCAGAGCACAACTTCGCAAAGGCAGAAAACAACTTTGTGATGCTCGACAAGCGGCGAGGGCTAGAGTTTGCCTCCGCGCAGTTCGGTGTCGACATCGTGTAGCTCACCGGTTCTGTTTGGGGATGTCAGGATCGGTTGCGGGTCTGGACAACCTGCAGAGCGTCATCTACGTCTGGGTGATCCTCGGACGTAGTTGGCGCTGTGTGGATAGTCCACACGCTTCAGGAAGGAAGCAAACATGAAGTTCATCAAGAGCACGGCCGGTCGCCTGGTGGCAGCCTTCGTCGTGGCGGTACTCGGAGTGGTCGGCGTGATCGCCGTCTCCAACGCGGCTGTCAAGCCGGACTGCAAGAATCTGATGTACCCGCTCTGCGCGCGTTCGGTCGCGGCCGGTCAGGTCGTGGACAACTCCCTGCCCGGGTACAAGAAGCTCGCGCCGGGATCGGTCTCCGAGGATCGGCTCAACACCGCCACGCGGGCCAAGCTGAACGACACCACCGGCCGGGTCAACGGCGTCGAGTCGGATGGTCCTTACCCGGGCCGTACGGATGAGGACAACAACCTCCAGAACATCGACGGCGGTTCACAGGGCGCGCAGTCCACGCAGCTGTGGTCGGCGAACGACAAGCGCCAGTCCTCGTGGGTGATGTGCGCCCCGGGCAAGGTCGCTCTCGGTGGTGGCTTCGGCGACAACGACGCGGATGACTCCAAGATCCGCGTGGTGACCTCCTCGCCGGTCCAGATCGCCAAGGATGGCGACACGTACAAGCTGACCTACAACGCCATCGACGGCGACAAGGCCGGGTCGTTCGTCCCGAACGGCTGGCTGGTCGAGGGCTACAACGAGGGCACGGCGGCGACCGTGGTTCGGCCGCACGTCATCTGCGCCAAGATCGGCTGATACAAGCAACAACGGTGGGCCAGGGCTCGGCAGAGCGGTAGGCATCCGTAGCCTGGGAGCGGGAGGGTACCCCGCATTCAAACATCAATCCCTTATGGGAAGGAACATGCATGAAGCGTAAGTTCGTGAGCGCCGTCGTGGCGTTCGTCGCGATGGTCGCCGGTCTGCTCGCCGTCGCGACTCCGGCACAGGCCGTGGAACAGCCCGCCGACATCAACGGGTACAAGTTCTGGACTCCCAGCGTCTGTGTGGAGCCGGGATCGGGCATCCCGGACGACATCTCGCAGCAGACGTACTACCGGCTGGCGTACATCGCCCAGCAGTGGAACCTCCGGAGCAACGGCGTACTCAAGCTGGACTACTCCACGGACTGCGCGGCGGATGGCTACACGCCGTCGCGACGCATGGTGATCGGTACGTACTCCGGCGCGACGGACGGCGGTTGCCTGGCGGCTACGAACCAGCAGACCGAAGGCCTGAACGGCTTCGCCCGCTGGACGAACAGTCCCGGCATGTACATCAACCGGAACTACCAGAACTGTGTCTACAACCAGACGTACCGGGACCACATGGTCTCGGAGTCCATCGGCTACCTGCTCGGCCTGAAGGTGTTGAACTCCACCGGGTACAACAGCCGCGTCATGAACAACACGGCGTGGTCGTTGTCGAACGTTCCGCTGCCGGATGTGTACTCCGGCCAGCGGGTGGCGGAGATCTACTCCGGCATGTACTGCCAACCGGCCGGTACGGTCTGCTGATCTAGCAACAACCAACTCGTGGCCCGCTCTCATGTCCCGGAGAGCGGGCCACACCCATCCTTGAGAGGGAACATGAAGAAGCTCCTCGGGCCACTCCTGGCCATCGCCGCTGTTGTCCTGGCGGTTGCCTCTCCGGCATCCGCGCAATCCTCCGGCGACCGCGTTGCGTCGGCCGTCACCGCTTGCACCGACTACGGATCAGGATGTTGGGGTGGCCCGACCACTTCCGTCATCCAGGACTCCGGATGGGCATCCCCGTCGCTGGACTGGGGCATCGTCGGTGACTCCATCGTCTACCGTTGCGCCGGTCCGATCCGTTCCGCGTTTGCATCGCGAGGTCTGGGCGTTGCCATCAGGGCCCATGCAGGCCAGAACATCGACGGCTCGCTGGACTGGTACCAAACGCTGACCTACAAGCCCAACAAGACCATGTTCCTGGTCGGCACCAACGATGTGTTCAACCCGTACGCCGTCCCGACGCAGATCACCCGCGCCAAGTCGCTGGCGACGGCCGGAGGATCGGACACGCTCTGGGGTGACACGTACGTTGGCCGTTCGGCGTGGCTCCTGTCGGACATCAGGAACTCCGGCCAGGTCAACGGCTACATCCGGGCCCAGATTCCGGACGGCAAGGTTGCCGACTTCGTCTCGGCCCTGACCGCAGCGCATGGGCGCGGCGTTGATGCCGAAGGTACGTACCTCGCCGATGGTGTGCACTACAAGTCGCTGGCCGTCAACGGCACCGACATCGGTTGCAACTTCTACGTCGCCACGCTCATGGCGACTGTCGACGCGAACAGCTAGGAATATCGGATGATGCTCGTGATGGGTTTGTTCATCGGATGCATTGTAGGGGTGGCAGGAACGCTCCTCATCCAACATCGTCTATCCAAGCCGTACATCAAGAACATCACGGGCATCGGCCCGCGCCGTCTTCCTCGTGGAGTTCGGCGCGGGCAACGTCCCGACGTACGCCGCATCGTCCTCCGGCCGGTCAACAAAGATGAACCGCCATCACGAATCAGCCAAGCGCTGTTCCGGCAGCGCCCCACGAGAAAGCTTGAGGAACATGACAAAACTGATTGATCCCGATGACGGAGTGGTGGTTGAGCCGGAGCGACGGCGTCATCACTTCCTGCTGTTCCCGGTCATCGTCACGGCCGGTATCCTGCTCGCCGTGCTGCTCTGGCCGCCGCAGAAGTACGACGTACCCGGATCGGCGCTGGTACGTCCTCCGGTCGCCGAAGCGGGCGCGGCTGTCCCGGAGATCATCCTCTCCGTGGTACAGGGCCAGCCCGTAGGGGATGAGGCATTCTGGAAGGGATTCCGGCTCACGACCGGTTGGTACATCACCTCAGATGCCAACGGACGGTACGACTTGGAGGCAAGCATCACGAACCTCGAAGATGCTCCGGCCGTCGCGCAACTCATCGTCGTCATCCGGGTCGGCAACCGCAACCAGACCCTGTTGTGCAAGGCTGCCCTGGAGGGCATGGCAACGCGGCCGGTCGAATGCGGCAACACGAACATGTCCGGTCCGCCATTCACGAGTCGATGGACTCGGATCACGATCAGCGCACTCTGATGGGCCGTCGCAGCCCGAGCTATCGATGGACACGGGAGCACAAAGGGAAGCGGGTTCACCGCTGGAGATGGCAAGCGTGGTTGCATGCATGGCGCATCAACACCTTCCATGACGACGGGAAGCGGAAGCGCGCGCCATACCCCTGTCGCTGGGGTCCGGACTACCACGTTGGTGAAATTGCCCACAGGCATTGGCATGTCGGTCGGCCGACTACCAACCACCAACGCGGGTATGACGGACCTTGGATGGGGTACCCGTCGGATTGGGTGAAGCCTGATTATTCACCAAAAACCCAAACCCGTAACAAAGTTTGAAGTTTGCGTTTCAGCAAGTCGGCAGTAGTTTCATCTCACACCCACAGGAAGGAGTCACCGCCATGGTGGCACGGAAGACTGCGGCGAAGAAGACCGCAGCGAAGAAGACGACAGCGAAGCGGGCAGCCGCGCCGGAGCCGGAGACCACGGAGGAGACCACCCGCCGTGGGCGTACGCCGGACATGGGCAAGTACGAACTGTTCGCAGAGTGGGCGGCCGAGGAGCACGACTTCGAGGTGGACCCGGAGCAGGCCATGTTCGTCATGACCCACTACAAGGACTTCCAGGTCTCCGACGTCAACCGGGAGTACAACGAGAAGAAGCGGGCTGCGGCCGAGGAGGAGCGACAGGCCCGCGCGGCGCGGCGAGCGGAGCGTGACGCCGAACGCGAGGACGAGGAGACCACGCCCCGCAAGCGGGTGGCCAAGAAGTCCAGCGCTGCAACGGCTTCCGCCCCGGCGAAGAAGGCGGCCGCCAAGAAGACCACGGCCAAGAAGACGGCTGCCCGTCGCCGTCCGGCCGCGCAGGAAGCGTTCTGATCCTGCCGGCAACACCCCGTTCCTGTCTCACCCTCCTGGGGCAGGAGCGGGGTGCACCCGTCCCAAGCTAACTGGAAGGAGGTTGGGATGGCCACGAGGACCAAGAAGCCTGAGCCCGCTGTGGTTCATGTCCGGACTAGCGAGCGGAAGCACTTCCACCGTTGCGTGTTGCGTTGGAAGTGGACCATTCTCGATGGTCTGGTGACGAAGGACCCAAGCCATGCACTGTGGTTCGGTTCGGGCATTCATGAGGCCCTTGCTCACTACTATGCACCAGGACTCAAGCGAAACAAGGACTTCGTGGAGGTCTGGGAGGACTGGTGTGACAACGGGTCCGGCGACGGGATGTACCAGAAGGTTGAGGACCTGGGCGACAAGTTCATCGAGTCGCGTGAGCTTGGCATCGCCATGCTGCTGGGGCATGAGAAGCAGTGGGGCGAGTACGACGCCAAGCTTGACTTCATCCAGTCGGAGATGCCTTTCCAGGTGATGATCCCTCTGGATGACGGAACCAAGATCGAATATGACGGCACCTTTGATGGTGTCTTCATCGACAAGAACGACCGCAACAAGATCAAGCTCCTGGAGAACAAGACGGCAAAGGCGATCCAGACCAAGCACCTCTCCCTGGACCCGCAGGCCGGAGCGTATTGGGCGATTGCATACACGATCCTCAAGAAGCGTGGGGTTTTGAAGGGCAACCAGAACATCGCCGGGATCATGTACAACTTCCTCCGCAAGTCGATGCCGGACGGGAAGACGCGCAACAAGGATGGCTACGTCACCAACAAGCCGACCAAAGCGCAGTACGTCGCCCAACTCATGAAGGATCGCAAGGATGAGTTCCGGCTGTCCCGGCTCAAGATCGAAGACCTGGCCAAGGTTGCAGAGGAACGTGGCATCGATGTCTATGGTGACATCTCCAAGGTCCAGCCGTCGCCGTTGTTCCTGCGTGAGTTCGTGAAGCGGACTCCGAGGGAACGCACCACCGAGATCCAGGGCATCAAGAACGACGCGTTGCACATGAACGCCGTTCGCAACGGTCTCCTGCCCGTGACCAAGAACCCCACTAACGATTGCTCTTGGGACTGCTCCTTCTTCGAGATGTGTGAGTTGTACCAGCAGCAAGCCGACTGGGAGCAGTTCCGTGACTCGGTGTACGTTGTCGCGGACCCGTATGCGGACCACAGGAAGGTGGCATGAGGCCGCTGAAAGACGCGGGCCTGGCAGAGGTACAGGCTCTGCGTCGCAGAACCAGGAGACAGCACGCTATGAACCGGATCGGCCGTGCCGACTTCGAGTACATCGACTCTCGTCTTGATGAGGTTGAGGCGAGGATCGTGTCCATGCAAGAGTTCGATGAGTACGGGAAGGAGGCGTGATGGTAGGCACTCGTGGACTACCGCCTGAGATCATCGATCTCATGGACTACACGGAGTCCATCAACTGGTTGCTCTATGGGCATTCCGGTGCAGGCAAGACGGTCATCGCCGGGAAGCTACCCGGCAAGGTGCTGATCCTCGCCAATGAACAAGGCACCATCTCTGCCAAGCGGCAGGGCTCGAAGGCGAAGGTGTGGTTGATCCGGCGCTGGGAGGATCTTGTCCAGGCCTATGAGTGGTTGGCGAACAACGACCACCCGTTTGACTGGGTCGTGATTGACACGGTGACCGAGATGCAGTACAAGTGCATCAGGTGGATCATGCGGATGGTGGTGGCCGCGAACCCGCAACGGGACGAGCACATCCCGGCCCAGGGTGACCACTTCAAGTGGCAACTTGCCATGAAGCAGATGATCACCGACTTCAACGAACTCCCGGTCAACATCCTCTGGACGGCGCAGGAGATGGTGCGCGAAGACCCGGAGGGCGAGGACATCATCCTGCCGCTGATCGAGGGTAAGGATTACCAGATCTCCGCCTGGGCTTGCGCGCAGATGGATGTGGTATCCCATCTCGCGCTGAAGAAGGTCAAGCGCAAGGTCAACAACGAAGTGGTGACGGGTTTCAAGCGCGTCCTGACGTGCAACGAGTCTCCTCCCATCTTCGCCAAGGATCGCTACAACGTGCTCGGCCGGACGGTTGACAACCCGGACATCGTGGAACTGGTGCAACGCATCAAAGACACGGAGACCGGCCGCCCATCCGCCGCAGCCAAGAAGACGGCTTCCCGTCCCGCAGCACGTGCCGGGGCGACGAAGCGAACCACAGCCGCTCGCAAGACGGCTGCCCGCAAGCGCGTGAGCGCTTAACCAGGAAGGAACCACACGAATGGTGGCAAGAACGAAGGTCGTCACGGCCAAGTGGGGCGTTCCCTCGAAGGAGCCGGAAGACCTGCCCGACTTCCTCAGCAACGAGGAGATCGTGGAGAAGATGGGCGGCGAGCCCAAGGGTGTCTTCCGCGTCTGGATCAAGAAGCTCACTGTCGTGAAGAACAAGAACGACGATGACATGATCAAGATCACGGCCGAGATCTTCGAGACCGACAAGGAGAAGAAGGGCTACAACGGCTACGCGTTCTGGACTCAGCAGAACGTCACCGAGCAGGGTGCCTCCTTCCTCAAGCAGTTCCTCAAGTCGTTCGGCGCGTCGTGGGCTGACTTCCAGCAGCGCACCAAGATGGTCCCGGAGACCAAGCTGGACCCGGCGCAGATCACCGCCATCGGCAAGGTCAACTTCGCCGGTACCAAGAAGGTTCTGGCTCGGGCCACGGTCGGTATGGGTCGTGCATCGGGTGGCTACGAAGCCCGCACGGAGATCCGGCGCTGGCTGCCGCTCGACTCCGACATGGACTCCTCCGAGGACATCGAGGATGATGAGGAGATCCTGGAGGAGGACGAGGAACTGGACGAGGACATCGAGGAGTTGGAGGAGGACGAAGAACTGGAGGATGAGGAAGACGAGGAGGACGAGGATGACGCGGAGGCTGAACTGCGCGCCGAACTCGAAGACCTCAGCCTGCCCGACCTCCGGAAGCGCGTCAAGACCAACGATGCCGATGCCAAGACCACCGGCCTGAAGAAGCCCGCTCTCATCGACCTCATCGTGGAACAGGAACTCCTGGCCGACGAGGAGGAAGACGAGGAGTTGGAGGAAGACGAGGACGAGGAACTGGAGGATGACGACGCGGCTGAGGAGGAGCTGCGTGAGGAACTCTCCGGCCTGACGATCGGCGCGCTGAAGAAGCGGGCCAAGGACAACGGGGCCAAGGTCGCCGTCCTCAACAAGATCAAGGCGAAGGACAAGGTCATCGACCTCGTGGTCCAGCAGGAACTCTCCGATGACGAGGGTGACGACGAACCGCCGTTCTGATCTCGCAAGCTGCCTAGTGCCGGGAGCCGATGCAGAACCGTAACCAACCGGCTAGCCGCGCCGATGGACTAGGCAAGGAAGGGGTCGTGGGTTTAGTAGCCTGCGGCCCCTTCCGTTCATCCCTACGCGCGTAACATAGCGACTCCCGACCGATTTGTGATTGGGGGTGTTTAATGAGCAAATTCCAGGGTTTGAACGTAGACCCATTGCATATGCCTAGCAAGTATCAGGAGGAATTGTGGGGCAACTACATCATTGCCGAAGACGGAACGGACCAGGAAGGTAATTGGCACGGCTGGTGCCCGATGCATCCATTCCCGGGTGACAACCGGCCGACAGCCTTGTTCAACTTCCAGTCCGGAGTCCTGGTCTGTTTGGCAGATCCCTCGTGTCACGAGGGCAAGCGCGCCATCAGTCTGACTAACGTCTTGACAAGGATGCATACATGAGAAACGCTGACAAGTACGTTCGTGCATTTGAACGTTTCCTTGTTGGCAAGCCATCGTCCGACGGAGAGTGGAGAGCATTCTGTCCGCTTGACGAGGACCCGGAGACCAGTAAATCTCCGAGTGCTAGTCTGAACTTCGAGGCTGGCGTTTGGCATTGCCAGTCACGAGGTCATGGAGGCACAATCCGGTCGCTGTACCGGGCGATGAGAGAGCAGCGGGGAATGGCATCCCCTGCGGCGCGGAAGGTGCGTGGTGACAACTCCAATGTCGTACCCATCGACAAGAAGAAGCCACTTCCTACTGCGGAACAGGTGGAGTTCTGGCACAAGACCTTGATGGGCTCGACTCGCGCTCACAAGTACGTGAGCGAGGATCGCGGGCTGACCGACGAGACCATGCGCAAGTACCTCGTGGGTTGGGATGGCCAGCGGTTCACGATCCCCATCTATGATGAGGATGGCGAGCTTGTCAACGTTCGCCGGTACAACCCGCGTGCTCGGAGCCACAAGGACAAGATGATCAGCTGGGGTCCGGGTCACGGCTCCGGCCGGATCTACGGACTGGAGGTGCTTGCCGAGCACGATGAGGTCATGTACACGGAGGGTGAGTGGGATCGCCTAGTTGCCATGCAGCATGGCTTTCCGGCCGTCACCGGTACGTCCGGAGCTTCGGTGTTCAAGCCGGAGTGGGCCCGGTACTTCAAGGGCAAGGTCGTGTACTTCGCGTATGACGACGACAAGCAGGGCGATGCCGGTGCAATGAAAGCCACACAGTACATGAAGAACGTGGCTGCTGCTTGCTACCGGATCAGGTTGTTCAACGAGGGCGACGGCGAGGACATCACCGACTTCTTCGTCACGCACGGCCGGACCGCAGATGACCTGTGGCAGCTTCATGATGAGGCGATGCCGCTGTGGGTGCCGGAGGAGAAGCATGAGGTGCCGACGTTCGGACGGCCGGTCACCGTCGAGGAGTCGCAGAACGTCAACTATGCTGAGCCGTTGGAGCTTACGGTGATGATTGTCGGCAAGCAGACTCCCGCATTCATCGCGCCGAAGTCGATCACGGCGACCTGTGGCATGAATGCCGGAGCCGTATGCAACCTTTGCCCGTTGATGGTGAATGACGGGAAGATCACGAAGACGGTTGAGCCCGACGATGAGCAGCTGTTGAAGTTCGTCAACATCGGTGACACGCGAGTGAAGGAGTTGTACGGCGACCTCACCGGTGCAATGTGCAAGAAGTTCGTGGACTTCGATGTGACCCAGTCCTACAACATCGAGGAGCTTGTGGTCACGCCGTCGCTTGACTACCGCAGCGAGGACACCGAGACTCCGATTCAGCGCCGGGTCTTCAACGTTGGTACGTACTCCACTCCCATCAACCAGACGGTCAAGATCGTCGGAAAGCAAGTGGCAGAATCACAGACACAACGTGGTACGTTTATGGGCTGGTCTCTGACTACGGTGAACACGGACCTGGAGGAGTTCAAGATGACTCCTCGGATCATGCAGCAACTGAAGCGCTTCCAGGTGAAGGAGGGACAGACACCATTACAGAAGTGCATGGAGATCGCCCGTGATATGGCGTCCAACGTTACGCACATCTACGGAAGACCTCTCATGCATGTCGCCTATGACATGGTGTGGCACTCGGTGACGCAATTCGACTTCGACAACAAGCCGGTTCGGAAGGGCTGGCTAGAGGCGTTGATCATCGGTGACACCCGTACGGGCAAGAGCGAAGCCGTAACCCATCTGAGGAGCCACTACGGGGCCGGAGTCATCAAGTCCTGTGAAGGTGCCTCATTTGCCGGTCTCGTGGGCGGCGCGCAGAACATACCCGGCGCGCGGTCCGGCTGGATGGTGACTTGGGGAGTCCTCCCGCTCAATGACCGGCGACTCGTGGTGTTAGACGAGATGTCTGGCCTTATGGCCGTCAAGGAACGCAACATCCTCGGAGACATGTCCTCGGTTCGTTCGGAGGGCAAGGCCGTCATCAGCAAGATCGTCCAGGACGAGACCAGCGCCCGTACAAGGATCATCTGGCTGTCCAACCCGGCCGATGGAACGCGTATCGCGGACCTGCCGGGGTCGGCACTGCGGGCAATCAAGAAACTCATCCACAACCCGGAGGACATTGCCCGTCTCGACTTCGCCATGGCTGTTGCAAACAACGAAGTCGATGCGGATGTCATCAACTCCACCGAGCACAAGCCGGTTCGGCATCGCTATACGTCGGATGCCTGCCACAACCTCATCATGTGGGCGTGGAGCCGGAAGAAGGAACAAGTGATCTGGGGCCGTGGTACGGAGCAGGCCGTGTACGATGCGGCGATCAACATGGGCTCCCGCTACGTCTCTGATCCTCCACTAGTACAGGTGGAGAACATCAGGGTCAAGATCGCCCGACTCGCTGTCGCCATGGCAGCACGGACGTTCTCCTGCTCGAAGAACGGCGACAAGATCTGGGTAAGGAAGATGCATGTTGACAGTGCCGTCGAGTTCCTGGACTCGGTGTACTCATCGGAAGCTATGGGCTACATGCGTAGCTCCCGGCGCGTACTGGTGACGCGACAAGAAGCCCAAGACTCCAAGGGAAAGGTGCGAAAGTTCCTCAAGTCGGAGCCGCATGTCCTCGCCGCGATCCGAGCCATTGGCGCGGAGACGTTCCGGTCCCGTGACTTCGAGGAGCAGGCAGCGCTCACAAAGGATGAGGCCAACTTGGTGATGAGATCCCTTACGGAGTGGAGAATGATCAGCCGTGAAGCGCGCGGTGCCGTTCGCTTCGAGCCAGCGATGACCGAAGTACTGAGGGAGTTGGAAGATGCCGGATACTGATGCGATGTTCCCGGAGGAGAATGAGTGTGATGCTACGGCGACCATCATGGTCGGCCGTCACACCGAAGCCGACGTGACTTGCGGGAAGGACAAGCACGATGCCGAAGAAGCTCACGTTGCCCGTCAGCAGACGGAGACCAAGGATGGCAAGCGGGCAAGCATCATCTACGTCTGGCAATAGTGTGCGCTTCCAGCCGGATGAGATCGTTACGGTGCCGCATGCCGAGGACATGGATGATGACACATTCCTGAGGCATCTCGACAAACGGCATCGGCAAGACACCAAGCACGACGGCGAGAAGGTGTTGTTCCCTCCGAGCACTCGTCACGCTTGGGTGCCGTTGTACCGGACATGGCACGAACGTCTCCACGAGATCGCCCTGCCCGGTCAGTATGACCACGAACACCTACGTCCACAATACATGGAAGGCGAAGACGAATGAGGGTTGCGATCCTCGGTAGCGGACCGGCTGGCTTGATGTCCGCAGCAGCGGTTGTGGAGGCTCAAGGGAATCCGTTCGGTTGCAACATCGACATCTTCTCCAACAACGGCAAGTCGTCGCTGTACGGCGCGCAGTACCTCCACGAACCGATCCCGAGCTACACCGACACTCGATGGCCGAATGCGAGCCGGGTAATTCAATACCTGCTGCGGGGTGAGCCGGACGAGTACCGGCGCAAGGTGTACGGGCCGATGTGGGATGGTACGGTGTCGGCAGAGGAACTGGATGAAGCCCACTATGCATGGGATATCCGGCAGACGTACGACGCGCTGTGGGAGGACTTCGAGTCCATGGTCATCCCGATCCAAATGGATCCGGCCGGGATGCGGATGCTGACCGAGGGCCGGACGCACTATGGCCGGTATGACCTGATCATCAACACGATCCCGCGTCCGGCCCTGTGCGCAGAAGGCCACCAATTCAACAGCACTTCGATCTGGGCTGCGGGTGAGGCTCCGGATCAGGGGATCTTCCTTGACCGGTTTGACTGTGACCCGTTCACGGTCATCTGTAACGGCAAGGAGAACCCCAGCTGGTACAGGATCTCCAACATCTATGGGCATAAGACGATTGAGTGGCCGGAGGAGATCCGGCCGCCGATCCCGTCCGTGGCAGCCGTCACGAAGCCGCTGAAGACGAATTGTGATTGCTGGCCGGGTGTTCTCCATGTCGGCCGGTATGGCAAGTGGCAGAAGGGCTACTTGACTCATCATGCATACAAGGAGGTTCTGGAGCATGCCAAGGCCAAGGCATGATGCGCCTGTTGTAGCCCTGGACATCGACGGAACGCTGGGGGATTACCACGGACACTTCATCCGCTTCGCCGAGCAGTGGTTGGGGAAGCAGCTTCCCGACCCGTACGCCGTTACCAACGGGGTGCCGTTGTACAAGTACCTCCACATCAGCAAGGCGACGTATCGTGAGTGCAAGTTGGCATTCCGCCAGGGAGGGCTCAAGCGCTCGATGCCGGTATACGACGGAGCGGCTGAGGCCGCAGCGTTGACCCGGAAGCTCGGTTGCCAGGTCTGGATCTGTACGACCCGGCCCTACCTCCGGCTGGACAACATCGATCCTGATACGCGCCATTGGCTACGAAGGAACAACATCCAGTATGACGGCCTGCTGTTCGGCGATCACAAGTATCGGGATTTGCACAAGGCTGTTGGCAATCGAGCCCTGCTCGTGGTCGATGACCTTCCGCCGATGCTGGATCAGGCGATCAACCTTGGCATGCGTACCGTGCTGAGGCAACAGCCCTACACCGAAGGCTGGTACTTCAAGACCGATCACATCATCACCCACCTCAAGCAACTACCCGACATCATCGAGCAGGAGTTGGAGAACTACCGTGGCAAGAGATCCTGACCTCAACGACCGTGGGCACATCGACCCGGGCAACTCGGACCCCATCAACGCCTGGCGGCCGGGGTCGGTGGCGGAGCAGACCAAGGCGAAGCCGGATCGGGAAGGACCGGACTACGCCAACGACATCGATGCATACGTTCCAACGGTCCATGTCGTGGTGAACATCCCCGTCCGCGAACGAACGTTGAACATCCTGCGGGGTCCTGCCGCCGAATCGCTACGGGAGTTCCTGCGGATGCAACAGCAGTACCAGGACACCGATCAGGCCCTGGGTGCGCAAGGACAGTTCTCCGAGATCTACCACGACACCGCCAAGCTCAAGCGGATGATCTGGGACCGGCGCAACCCGCAGTCGGTCACGGTCGGCGAAGTCGAGCAGACGCTCATGTCGCTCATCGGCCATGCACTGTTGGCAATTGATCTGATCAGGGAGGGAAACAAGGATGGCCGGTAACTTGGAGGAGCGTCCGAGCGTGGAGCCGGAACTCAAGCGGCCACTCTGGGTGATTGGGGCCATGGGCAACAATCTCGGCATAGCCGTCGCCCAGACCGCTAGCGAGGAACTGGACTACAAGCAGATCATCACCACGGACACCTCGGTGGACGTAGGCAACCAGGAGAAGCTGGTCCAGTTCCTGAGCACGGTCCGCAAGACATCGCCGGATACCGGCGTGGACATCGTCTACTGCGCGGGAATCAACATCCTCGATGCGATCGTGGATGTGGACGAAGTCAACATGTACCAGACGTTCAACGTCAACGTCATGGGCTTCATCCGTCTCATGCGGGCCATTGCCCAGGTGTACTACCCGGGCGGTGGTGCTCTCAACGTCCGGCCACAGGCCCGTACGAACGTGGTTGCTGTGGCTTCGGATGCGGCTCGGGTACCGATGCGCCGATCGATCACGTACTGCGCCAGCAAGGCCGCTCTCGTCCAAGCCGTACGGGTTGCTGCCCGGGAGCTATCGCCGTTCGTCCGCGTCAACGCCGTCTCGCCCGGGATCATGGATGACACTCCCATGACTGATGTCATCGACCGGGAGGTCATGCGGCAGCGCGGCTGGACGCGCGAACAGCAGCTGGATTACGAACGGCAGCAGATCCCCATCGGCCGACGCGGCACGAAATGGGAGGTTGCCGACCTCATCTTGCACACCCTGCTCGGGCCGGAGTATCTGACCGGCTCCAACATCGAGATCACCGGAGGTAAGTGAAGTGAACGAATTACGATCCCTGGACTACCTGGCCCCGCTGGCCGGCAACATCACCATCGATCAGTTGGCGTTCTGTGCCCGGTCGGATGATGACGAGAAGTTCATCAAGCAGTTCCTCAAGTTGGACAAGGGCGATTGGATCGAAGACACCGTCACGGCCAAGGGCTTCGTGCGCGGCTTCGGCGAGGACGTCACCAACATCGCCAAGCTCCAGTTCAACTACGCGCTGGAGCATGAGGTGGAGATCCTCCGCTACCTTTCCGGTCCGAACTACCTCGACAAGGCCGCTGTGCCGGGTGGCCGTATGTGCCACATCGGCTCGCACTTCGTCGGCAAGGCGGATGTGCCTCGGGTCGATGCGCCGATCATCCAGCAGCTGGTGACTCAGACGCATTCCAACCCGTTCCAGGCCGAGCACAACCGCCACTACCGCTACACGATCTATGACACCTACAACCGTCTCGGCCTGTTCTTCAAGATCATCGAGCGGCTGGACCGTGGCTGACATCCCCGGCAAGCTGCGCGAGGCAGCATCGGTCTTCGAGGACCGCAACGCCGTCTACCAGGATGCATACCTGATCGTGGGCAAGGTGACCGAAGCCTTGTTCCCGAATGGTGTGCATCTCGTGACCGAGGAAGACCACACCCGCTGGCATTTGCTTGAGCTCATCATCGTGAAGCTCACGCGGTACTCGGCGAACTGGAAGACCGGTCACAAGGAGTCCATGGATGATCTCATCAACTACGGCGCGATGTTGGCGGCGTTGGACGATGAGATGATGAAGCTACCGGAGTAGCCGTGGAACGCGAGTACATCCAACACCCCAAGGGTGGCAACAAGTTCCTCACCGTTGGTGACCTTCTCGACTTTGCGGATGGTCTCCGGCGTGATGAGGTACCGCGTGAACGTCTCGTGCTCGTTGACGGAGTCATCAGCTTCCGCAATGAGCTTCGTGGTCTGAGGATCAAGAAGGGCTGACATGAAGTACGTATCCCTCCACCACCACAGCACCTACAGCTACATGGACGGCTTCGGGCCGGTCAAGGATCATGTAGCTCGGGCAGCCGAGCTTGAGATGCCGGCACAGGCTCTCACCGAGCACGGCAACGTCTCGTCCCATGTTCAACTGGAGAAGGAGGCAAATGCGGTCGGCATCAAGCCCATCTTTGGGTTGGAGGCTTACTGCGCCCCGGAGAACATGCGGGAGCTTGGCAACCGTCGTAAGTGGCATTTGACGTTGCTAGCCGAGACGCAGGAGGGATACCGCAACCTCATGAGGATCGTCACGAAGTCGTGGGCGGAAGGCTTTTACCAGTGGCCAACCGTCCACGGCAAGTGGCTCAAGGAGCACTCTGAGGGAATCATCGCGCTCTCCGGCTGCGCAGACTCGCATCTCTCCTGTACGCTGCTCGGAGGCAAGGGCCGGGAGAAGGGCGATGAGCGGGAAGCCCTTGCAGTCATGAAGAGTTACAAGCGCATCTTTGGTGACCGGTACTACGTCGAGACTCAGATGTTTCCAGAGCTTGAGCGGACGCGGAACCTCAACCCGTGGTTCGCGCAGGCGGCTCGCAAGCTGGACATCCCGATCGTCGCGACCGCAGATTGCCACTATCCGTTGCCAGATGACAACAAGATGCAAGTCATTCTCCACACGGCCGGTCGTGGCGGTGGTACAGTCGACACCACGGAGTCGTCTTGGGAATATGACATTCGTCTGTGCCCGCCGTCCTCTGACAAGATCGTGATGGAACGGCTCCAAGGTACCGGCCTGACCCGGGCACAAGCATCGCAAGCGTTCGCCTCTACGGCCGAGATCGCGGCGCGATGCAACGTTGTACTCCCGAAGATGGAGATGTTGAAGTTCCCCTTGCCTCGTGGGGTAAAGGACAACAAGGAACTGATCTGGCAATGGCTGCGCGATGGGTGGCGGTATCGCTGGCGGACTAACGCTCACATGCGGGCCAACCGCAAGAAGTACAACGAACGTGTGAAGTATGAGATGGAACTCATTATCGACAAGGGTTTCGTGGACTACTTCCTCATGTTGTCTGATGCGGTGCGCTGGTGTAAGGACCGTGAGTTGCCGGTCGGCCCGGCCCGTGGTTCCGCCGCAGCTTCGTTGGTCTGCTACCTCCTGCGCATCACCGAGATCGATCCCATTCCATTCCCCAACATGCTGTTTGAGCGGTTCATCGACATCAACCGCACCGACCTCCCGGACGTTGACCTGGACTTCGATGATGACCGGCGACACGAACTTGTCGAGCACATCGTTGACCTCTATGGCGCAGACCGGGTGGCCAACATTGGTACCTACACCAAGTACCGTGGCAAGAACAGTATGGATGATGTAGCGCGTGCTCACAACATCCCACCATGGGAGATCCAGCCGGTCAAGGACCTGATGATTGAGAGGTCCGGTGGTGACTCCCGTCTGGACTCCTCGATTGAGGACACCGTGGACATGTTCCCGGCCGCGCGAGCCGTCTTTGACAAGCACCCGGAGATGGAATACGCGTTGCGGCTTGAAGGCAACTACAAGTCGATGTCTGTGCATGCGGCCGGTCTTGTGATCGCGAACGAACCCATCAACAACAACGTCGCGATGTACACGCGGGCTGACAAGCACGGGAACGTCCGGCGCGTGGTATCGGTGGACAAGTACGATGCCGAATACCTCAACATGATGAAGGCTGACTTCCTCGGACTCACGACCATGGGCATGATCGCCCGTGCCATCAAGCAGATCGGGATGCCGCTGGATGACTTGTACCACCTACCGTTTGACGACCCGGAGGTCTTGGACGCGTTCCGTCGGAATGACGTGTCCGGCATCTTCCAGTTCGGCGGTGGTGCAACCAAGATCGTCAACGGGGATGTGAAGCCGGACAACTTCCTGGAGTTGTGTGACATCAACGCGCTCTCCCGTCCCGGCCCGCTTCACTCGGGCTCAACGTCCGACTACATCGACATCAAGCACGGCCGGAAGAAGCCTGACCATCTACACCCGCTCATTGATGAGATCACCCACCATACCTACAACACGATCATCTACCAGGAGCAGATCCTCCGAATCATCAAGGAGATGGGCGGGTTGCCATGGACACATGTCCAGGAGATCCGGCGCATCATCTCCCTCAAGCGGGGTGTTGGAGCGTTCCAGAAGCGCTTCGAGGAGTTCGTGGAGGGTGCGAAGCGGTATGGTGTTGACCGCAACCTTGCCGACACGATCTGGAAGCGGTTGGTGACGGCCGGTCAGTACGCCTTCAACCAGTCGCACTGTGTCAGCTACTCGGCCCTGGCCTATTGGCAGATGTGGTTGAAAGTCCATCACCCCCAGGCTTTCTATGCAGCATGTCTCGCGAAGTTTGAGAAGCAACAGTACATCCTCATGCGGGACGCGATGAAGCACGGGTTGGAGATCGTTCCGCCCGACCTCAACAAGGCGGGTGTGACATGGTCCTCGGACGGCGACAAGATCCGAGCCGGTTTCTCGCAGATCCCTGGCGTGGGGATCAAGATGGCCGAGACCATCATTGCCGACCGGGAGGAGCGCGGGCCGTTCAAGAACTGGAACGAACTCATCCGGGTCAAGGGCATCGGCGAGAAGACCGCGCCCAAGTATGCAAGCTGGGCTGCGAGCAAGGACCCGTTCCAGATCCACCGCGTTGACCTCGTGCTGGAGCGGGTACGGAAGGCGATCACTAGCGGCCGGTTGATGGATGTGGACATGAAGGGCCGGATGATCCCGCTGCCCACGCCGAACTACCGGGGTGCTGAAATCCCCACGGACGCTGGTGATGTCGCGGTGACCTACATCGGCATCCCGCAGAAGCGCAACCCGCAAGACGTCATTGAGGATGAGCGGGCACGTACGGGTAAGAGCATGGCTGAGGTCACGGCCGCAATCAAGGATCCACACCTCTCCAAGAAGATGACGGTTGAGTGCTTCGATGACACGGATGTACTCGTGTACGTCCGGTTCAGCCGGTACGACTTCCCACGCTTCGAGGAAGCCCTGTGGAACATGACCATGAACCACGACGTGCTGATTGTGAAGGGCATGAAGCGTAAAGGCTTCGGAACAGGCATCCACGTCAAGGCCGCGTGGTGCATCGACCCCGATGAGTTGTTGGAGGAGGAAGACGAAGATGAGTCATAGCTTCCGGTGGTGTCCGGCCTATACATGGGGCGCGAAGCGGCATCTCCATCGTTGCTGCATGACCGACCAACATGCGCGACCGGGCCAACACCCACAACAGAAGCGCATCCTACGGGATCACTTCTGCGTCTGTGGGGCGGTGTGGAGATGAGCGACGGTGTCATACTTCTGGCCGGGTGCGTGGTGGCGGTTGGCTCCTCCCTGCTCGGCTTCGCAGTCGGAGTCTTCATCACGAAAAGGTACACAGACGCAAGGAGTTACTGGCATGGCCCGGGAGAAACGGCCGATGGACAAGTTGACCAAAAAGCTCACAAGACAAGAGATCCTGGAGCACGCCGACGAACTGGACGCGCGGCGACGGGAGCAGATCCAGAACCAGGTCAAGATCATCAACCGCCTGACTGACCTCAACATGCACTACGAGTCGGTGTTGGCGGGCATCGCTGAAGGCGTCCTGGACGGCTCACCAGCCGTCGCGCAAGAAGCGCTCGACAAGGCCGCAGAGATCAACAAGAAGCACAGGAAGCAGGAGAACAAGAATGACTGATGGCAAACTGCTTGAGGAAATGGGAACCAACGCACAGAAGTGGACTCAAGAATTCCTCAAAGCCACATCATCCCGAGATGTTACGCCGAATGAGTTCGCTCACATTCTGGGATGGTTCGCCAACGCGCTCGAAGCGGGACGGAGCGCCGGTTGGTCGGCCGGTTGGACCTCGCAGGCGATGGGCGACCCGGGCATCAGCGAGATCGGCCGCCGTTCCAACGCGACGGCCCATGAGAAGGGCTGGTGGGAAGCGGACAGGTCCTTTGGTGAGGTCATCGCTCTCATCCACAGCGAAGCCAGCGAAGCCCTGGAGGAGTGGCGCGACAACCACCACGAGTCGGAGCGGTACTACTCGGTGGCGAAGTACCGGCCGGAGCCGCAGCAGCTTTTGGATCTCCGTGCGGGCTTCGACGTGGTGAGTTGGGCGCGTGTCCTTGACCGGCGCGGCGATGGCGGGTTTGTCGGCGCAACCGAGCTACCGGAGGATGTCGCAACGGAACTGGTGCATGCCGGGTTCCTCAAGCCAGAAGGCGTACCGGCCGAACTCGCAGACATCGTCATCCGGGTCGGTGACGCGGCCGATGAGTACGGCATCGACCTAGGGCAAGAGGTCCTGCTCAAGCAGGCCTACAACTCCACCCGTCCAAACAAGCACGGAGGCAAGCGCGCATGAACCAAGTATTCATCCCCGAGTGGCTGGTTGTCCATCGAGGGAAGGAAGATGGGCACTACATCCCGGCCGCTAGCCGGTTGGACGAGGACGTTGCGGAGCACGACGTGCTGACGCGTGACGTCGCCTTCAACCGGCACTCGAAGAACGACGGGCATCACATCTCGCCGTATGACAACAACACCATCCAGGTCGGCTCTGACAACGTCGAAGCGGTGCTGGTGCAGGGCATCGATGAGGAGAACTTCCGGCGCGTCCTGTCCGCTGCGACGCGGGCAACGATCGGCATCGACATCATGGGCTCCTGGGAAGGCTGTGTGGCGTTGACCGAGGACCCCAGCGACGAATGCGAACAGCACAAGCGCCACAAGCACGACAAGCGTGGCACTACGGTGTGGGGTTTCGTGGACCCGTTGGAGCCGGACAAGGACTGGGAGGAGATGCTGAAGGGTGGTCTCCAAACGGCCCTGGAGTCGCAGACCATCGTCTTCGCCGTGGCTGGTGTATCGCGGACTTGTACGCATCAACTGGTGCGTAGCCGTCGCGCCGCGTTCCACCAACAGTCGCAACGCGCTTCCTACATGGGCGATCACCCGGAGATGCGCATGCCGGAGTCGGTGTGGAGGAAGCCGGATGTTCGGCTGAAGTGGATCGATGCCATCATGACCAGCCATGCGGCCTACCGCGCGGCCTGTGAAGCCGACATCAGTTACCAGGATGCCCGGTTCATCCTCCCGGAGGGCACCACGAACTTCATCATGTTGGAGTACCCGGTGCGCGAATTCCTCAACGTCTACGCGTACCGCGCATGCCACATGTTCCAGTGGGAGATCTCGGCCGTGATGCGGGAATGTCGGCGCGTCTTGCTCGATGCCCATCCCTGGTTGGAGCCGTACGTCAAGATCACCTGTGAGAAGACGAAGGTGTGTGAGTTCCAGGGCTGGGAGAAGGTTGAGGGCCAATGCACCCTCCCCTGGGCGAAGGAAGACAACCGCCGATTCAAGCCGATTCACCACCGGATCGGCTGACGACTGCGGGTGGGTCGGCTCCGGTTGGCCCACCCCTAGTGGAGGAATGATGGACATCGACCCGAAGCTGTTGGAGAAGATCCAGCAAGCGCTACACCAAACTCTCATGACGATGGTACGGAGCGTGGTTGCGATCGGCGCGACCCCGCAGACCGTCATTGGCATGATTCGTGAGCGTTTGGACATGATCGAAACTATGGTGAAGGAGGAGGAACGTGGTGCGGCTACTGATGGTGTTGTTCGTCCTGATGGTGGAGCGGGAGAAGCAGCCGAAGCGGCGCTGGTGGCAGAAGCGAAAGCGGGTGGAGGATCTGCTGACGTTCGCCGAGAGCGATTGGAAGATCGGACCGGCAACCCCAATCGCACGACCGGCACCGACAACCAAGCCGCCTACGGACCCCGGCCCGGTTACGACCCGGGTGAGCCGTTCTGAGAGGAAGCCGGTTCCCACCACTCTCGTGGAGAAGGAGGAGGCTGCGGCCCTAAGGCTGCAAATGCCTCCGGTCAAGCGGGCTGGTGACTTCGTTCACATCGCGGCAGGGGTGGAGAGGTTTGACACTCCGATCGGCCGGACCCTGACCCGGGAGTTCATCCGGCGCGATCCCTCCCATACGCCCAAGGCGGCCGTGAGGCACTTGCCGATCGATGACATGACCCGGAGCATGGTCTTCGGGCGGTTCGTTGGCTCTCAGCCAACCTCGCCACGGGCGGAAGCCAAGAAGGGACGACCGACCCCGAAGCGAAAGCGAAAGCGCCATGAGTCTCAGCAGTAACCCTTACACGACCTCCAACCGCCAGGATGACGGTAAGTGGGGAGACATCGGAGGCATTATGGATGTAGGACCGATCATCAAGCTGACGCCGGGACAAGTCCATGACGCTCAGCTATCCGCCGTCGAGTTAGTTGGGTATGACCCGGAAGCTTCCCTGCGCTTCCTGGAAATGCTGGGGATTGACAGGAAGGTTGAGAAGGATGGTGTTTGTCAGGACAACTGATCGCGACCCGTCGCTGCCGCATCAGATCGTCATCAGTACCGGCCGTTGGGAAGGCGAGATCTCTGTCTCATGCAACTGCCGCAAGTTCAGCTACAACGGCGGGTACAGCCCGATGGAGCATGTACCGGTCGGCGAGGATGCGCTGTTGCGGGCCAAGGAGATCTACAACCAGACATGGCGGCACAACAAGGTGGATGGTGAGCCGGACTTCCACCCGGACTTCAACAACTACATCACTACCCGGCACGTGGAGGTTGCTGAATGACGCGGTACACGTCGGAGACAACGGGGTGGGCCGTGGTAACGGCCTATGATCCGGGAGGTACCACCGGCTGGAGCGTGATGTGTGTGGATCCTCATGCACTGTTGGGGAAACGCATCGACAAGGCTCCGCATCCTCGCGCCACGAAGCCGATCCCGCAGACGTTGAAGCACTTTGCGGCCGGAGAGATCACCGGCCCGCGTCCTGAGCAGTGCGATCAGCTATCGGAGTTGATCGACATGTGGGCTGACTGCGCCGTGGTCGGGGAGCGCTGGACCACGCGGAAGTTCAACAGTAGTGAGGAATTCCTGGAGCCGGAACGGATCAACGCTTGCATGGAGTGGCATCTGTACGGCTCCGGGCGACCCCTGTTCAAGCAGACTCCCGAGCAGGCGAAGTCGAAGTGGACCGATGACCGGCTCAAGCGCGCCAAGAGCTTGGGCCAGCCTTGGTGGGTGGTCGGGAAGGATCACGCACGCGACGGCGTACGGCACGCTGGTTTGTTCTTGGACCGTTGCCGGCAGCAACCGGAGCTACGCGGGAGGGCGTGGCCCCATATCTTCAACTTGAAGGGTGAACTCCTGTGACACAGAAACTGGTGGAAATCAACGAAGGCGAGGGTGATGAACCTCGCATCAAGCTCCCGGCCGATGTGGTGAAGTGGATGCGGAACCGTCCACAGCCGCCGAGCTACAACGCGTACATCTGCCGCCGCCGTCCGCAGCACATCATCATCACCATCGATGTTCACTCCGGCGTGACTCCGATGTTCCTCGGTTGCAAGTTCGATCACTGTGAAGCGGAGATGATCAGCGCGAGCTATCCCAACAACGGCCGTGGTCCCGTCCCGGAACATCTGCGGGAGAAGCCGTTGTGGCTCTGGCACCGGCCGAATGAGCACGAGTTCCGGGGCATGCCGCCGGAGGTCCGGGGCCATGTCATGCAAGGTGGTCTCGTGCTCCGGGAGTACGGCAAATCCTTTGCAGAGTGGGAGAAAGAGCATGCCAAGGCCTGACAAGGCGTCCCTGGACGTCATCTACAAGGACAGCATCCTGCCCGAGGACGAACCGCAGCTATGCCCGGTCGATTCCATCATGCGGTACATGTACGACGCGCACAACTGGATCGAGGTCACGGTGGGCGAGCAGGGCATCGAGATCCGCAGTAACGGTGGCAAGATGCAAATCATGCCCCACTCCGGCAACGTCGTGGAAGTACATCTCAGGGAGCGGAAGTGACAGACACAGTAGTGGTGGACAAGCGGTTTGAGAACGCGCCGGACAAGGTGGTCTGGAAGTACGTTGTGCCGCTGTCGGCCCGACCGGAGACCATCCAGGTACCGACCGGGGCGCGGCTGTTGCATGTCGAGTACATGGACGTCAACAATCGTGGGTTCTACCTCTGGTATGAGGTCAACCTCAAGTACCGAGACCAGACGATCGATCATGTGTTCCAGACATGGGGCACCGGAGATGCCACGATCCCCAGGGCTGCCAAGCACGTCCACTCGGGCATCTCGTGGCGCGAGGATCACCGTGGTCGCCGTACGTTGCCAGAGTACGTGTGGCATCTGTACGAGTATCCGACCGGCGCGAAGGTGGTGGATGTCTGATGCCATACGGGCCGAGGTTCGGGCGCATCGAGGAGCCGCCGACTGAGCAGGAGCAGGCTGCGAAGCGGAGGCGAGAGCGCAAGCTGACGCTGGTCCAGGAAGCGGTTCTGGAGCACGAACTCTCCTGGGCTATCAAGACGCGGCATTCCCTGGAAACGTGGAGGATTCTGCTGTATGACCTCCAGTGGCGCGAGGGCATTCCGGGAGCGCTCATCGTCGTGGATCGGGACACCGACATGGATGTCAAGATCTACGCACCAGGCATGTGGTTCGATGTCGACACCGTGATGCCGCTCGCAGACGACTTCGTGAACTGGAAGCCGCAGAAGGCGTACCTGGAAGACCTCGCTGACCGGCTGATGGACGAGGAAGAAACCCCATGAAGCGCTGGCAGATCGTGTGGATGGAGGGCAACGCGACATACGACTGGATCACCCGGGCGCGGGACTGCGAACACGCGGTGCGGGCGTGGCGTAGGGAGTACCCGAAGCTCTCCGTACGATTCATCACCATCGTGAGGCAGGCATGATCGTTTCCCACAAGTATCACTTTCTCATCGCCGTTCCGGTTGGGCTCAATGCCGGGGATTGGCTGACCCGTATCGCTGCGGAAGGCGACCCGGGGTATCTGGAGATCGTCGGTCTGCCCAACGGAGTGTGCGTTCCGGAGGGTTGCGAGGATTACAACAGGTACTTCGTTGATGACCCGTATCACCGGCTCCCGCAGCTTTGGGAGGGCCGCAAGGGAACTCCCTGGGAAGGGCCGGTTCAAGTCCAGAATGACTTGGAGGAGTGGCTGAAGTGGTACATGTTCGGGATGCGCCGGAAGTACCTGGAGATGGGCATCCATGCCTCGCCAAACGGGTGGGGTATGCGGGGTGAGGATGGTGATTGGGTGTACTTCGAGCATCCTTCCATCCTCCGGCGCGTGTTCGCAGGCATCGGGAACTCGCCGAAAGGCGTTGATGCGCCGTGGGGCCGTAGGCCCGTACGGATCATCCGCATGAATGAGATGTCGCGTGGCTGGCGGGACATGACTCAGCGTGTTCGCATCCGGAATACAGCTGGTAAATTGTCACCGGAACAGCAAAACACGTTCGATCTGCTTCGTTGGCATATACCAGCTATGTACCCGTTTTACGAATTGCCAGATGAACTCGTGAGCGCGTACATGAAGGAGAATGCCCGCGAGTTTGCAAACGAAAACGACGAATAACCACATATGCAGCAAATGCGTTTCCCTTGCGCGATACGCGTATAGGCGCGCCCGCGTCCGGGATGGTCTTCGAGAACTCTGTTCGGCTAGCAACTCGAAAAAGTGGTCAGTCCTTTACGCGCGTAGGAATGTGCCAAAATTCGAGGGTTGCCGGGAGAGGGCTTGTTTCGGGGTCCATCTGGGACGCGGGCGGCCGCCTACGCGAGGGATGTGTGGTTTTATGGGGTATTGGAGGGTTTGCATGTGATGACCGTCGTGGAGCCTTGGGTTGGGCCGGTGATTACCGTGGCATCAATGTGTCAGCACATTTGCGGTGCGCGGCACCGGGTGGCGGTGTTTGATCTTGAGGGCCTTGTTCGTGAGCTTAGTGAGTATGCGGGTTCGGCTCCGATAGCGCTGGGTGGTATTCGGGTTGGATCGTTCGGGATCGTGCTGCAGGGATTTGCGGCGACCGACTGGAGGGTGATCGAGCGGAATTGCGTCTGGGAGGATGAGCATTGCCTGGAGTGCTGCGGGAGGATGCTCCGGTTCATTGAGCCGCTTCATCACAAGGTGCTAATGCGCTGCGGGCCTACAATTGGCGACATTGGCGGCGTGTCGGTAGACGAGGCAAGGAGCATTATCGATGAGTACTGGACCGATTGAGTTTGCGCGGTCCGTGCCTGTGGATGAGTTGGGGTCCACGGAGTATGGAGGAGATCCCGGGCTGGTGCAGGGGATGCCGAACGTATCGGCGGTTGGGTTGTCGGGGCGTGGTGTTGACCATCTCGCGCATCTGACGACGGCGGAACGCTTGGGAGTGTTGCAACGTTCCAAGAGTTCGGCTCGCGTGGATGTGAGTGTGGACGAGGACGGCGTCACGACGGAGACCCATGTTGTTGTCTCGGATGGAGTGGACCCGGTGACGGGTCTGTCTGTCGATGATGCGGATGCCGAGGACGCGGTTGCTGGTGTTCCGGCGACCGACTTTGTGGGTGGCCCGAATGCCGAATGAGAAGCTGAGTGCTGGGGATCGTGAGTTGGCTCGGCGTGCTGCTGCTCGTGATCCCGAGCGGGACCTCAAGCGGCTGGCCATCTATGACGTCATTGCGGATGGGGAGTCTCCTTGCCCGGAGTGCAACGCCGAGTGGCAACAGCCGGTTGATGAGGATGGGTCGGTGATCCGGGACGCGGTCAACCAGGTGATGTATCACAAGGCGACGTGTTCTGGGTACAACCCGCCCAAGGATGCATAGACACATAAACGTTCATCCCAAGCGGAGTGGAGTGAGCACAAAAGATGACGGCCTCATCTGGGGATCAGCCTCGTAAGCGTGGACGGCCTAAGGGCAGTAAGCCCAGCGCGGCACAACAGGCTGCATTGGATCGTGGGCGAGAGAAGCGCAATGCATCGCTCCGAAACAAGGGGCCAAGGGCTACAAATCAGAAGTCTCGGCACCAGATGTTGCTCGATGGCGAGTTGTCGGTTGCGGACCTTGACGAGGATGAGTTGTCGAGGTTCCGTGGCCGGGACATTGATGGGGAATTCAAGGGGCGCATCCGGCCGCTACCGGCGAAGCTCCATGCCCAGATTCGTCAGCGCCTGTTGAACACGATGCAAGCGAACATCGAGGGCTTCCTGCCTAGGGCAACGGCGATCCTCCAAGACATCGCCGAATCATCCGAGCAGGATTCGGCCCGGGTCAAGGCCGTGGACCTCCTGTTGCAACGCGGAGCCGGCAAGGTGCCTGATGTTGTCCGGGTCGGCGCGGAGGATCCATGGGACGTGATCCTTGGTGACGTTCTCAAGGATGGTGCATTGGAGTCGGAGGAGTTCAAGCGGCTCCGGGACGGCCTGACCGACCTCGCAGCCCGTGGCGGGACTGACGACGGCTTCTGACCGTGGCAGCGTTGGCCCTAGGGGCCTGAAGACATTGAGGCGTGGGTCCG